ACGGTGGCAACAGCACAACGGGGGAATGCTGGTCGTATGAAAATGCGAATGTATGTAAGCGTAAGTTTATCCCGATTGACATGCCTCCTCCGTGGGATTCTGTAAAGGCCGTTACAACTCTGTCTTGTCATCATAAGCAGAGATATATGAGAGCTAATGCAAAGGCTACGGGCTGGCATAATTCATCTATTCCTAAAGGAGAATAGTTCTTTGACATGGCGGGCAGCGTGGGATTCGTTTGGGACATCATCCTCCTGTGTGGAATCCCGGCCCGCCAGCAGAATGGAAGCGGCGTTGCCTTGCGTGAGTGCACCGCATTTAAAGGCATCCATAGACCCGATCAGGGGCCACTTCCAGAACGGCGGCGGTGAGTAGCTGATGAATGCCAACTATAGCGGTTTGCCTAAAGTTCATCAGCGAAAGCCGCCGCCAACTAAACTTAAACCCAGGAGTCGCACATGGGACGTAGCCCAAGAAAAGAGCCTCTGCCGTGGTCGCAAGAAGTGGCAGAAGAACGCCGCGCAGTCAAGAAAAAAATCATCGAAGAGTTTAAAGACATGACTCAGTTCGCCCAAGCGTTCGACCTGATGGGAGAGAGATACCGGCTGTACCAGATACTCAGCGGCGCGGACCAGGGTGATGACAAGCCAGTCAACCGGGCTATCCTGAACGTGATAGACAGGTACTTGCAGGGGAGCGCGAAATGAAGTTTTTCGTTCCCATGACGCCGATTGGCAAGGGCCGTCCGAGAGTGACACGCGGCGGGATGCATACATACACGCCAGCTAAGACGGTAGCGGCGGAAAAGCTTATCGCACTGTCGGCACAAGCCGCTGGCGTCAGGCCGATAGACGGGCCGGTTATTCTGGAAGTCGATGCCGAGTTTCTGTACCCGAAATCGTGGAGCAAGAAGCGGATAGCCGAAAGTATCGCATCCGGTAGGTGGCACACTGTAACTCCCGATTGTGATAATGTCGGAAAACTCTGCGCCGACTCATTGAACGGCATAGCCTACAAAGATGACAGCCAAGTGTGTCAGTTGACCGTGCGGAAGTATTATAGCTTCTCCATGCGAGAAGGGCTGAACATTCGGATAGCGTCTGTTTGAAACTTTCGTACTCGGCTAAATGAAAGGGGAAAAGATGCGTAGCGTAGTTTCCGATTGGCATGTGGACTGGTTTGAGCGTGTGGACTTTGACAAGATACATCCGTCCGTTTGCCAGATGAAGGTGCGCGGTGTTGACCCGGACGGAAACGAAGCAGAGGCCATAGTCACGCTGAATAGAACGGAACTTATAAAGCTCCAGGAGGCAGCGCGGATGACACTCAAAGATATGCGGGATGAAACAAAACCTTATGGCGGGTGGTGAACCATGACCGACGAAAAGATAAAGAAGATTTTGCGCGATGGATATGTATACGAAATACCGCGATGCGAAAGCGCCGGTATCAGTATTCAGGATAGACGGGTAGATATTGATGTAAACACGGCATTTGATGAACACTATTTCACGCCTAAAAAAGCCCGCGAGATTGCCCACGCTATCCTTTTGGCTACGGAAGTGTCGGAGGAAAAATGACCGATGAAATCAAGGCCGCGCTGGAGGTGCTGGGGTGGACCTATTGGGGCGGTGACGGAAACAACACACCGGTATGGGAACATGAAGATGGTAGAAAGAAGTCACTGGCTGAGATGGAATGCACTCATCCTTCCGAGGACGAGCTTGTCGGGATGCTGATGCGGGAACTGGAAAACCTCTCGAATGGGAAATGGTTTTCCTTCCTTATCCATCGTATATGGTCGTGGTCTGGTCAAGCAAGATTCAAAGTTGAGTTTGTATACGAAGATGTGGGTGGGAAATATCGCAAAGTTAAAATTGAAGCGGATACCCGTCTTTCTGCCCTTACCGCCGCGCTCAAGGCCGCGAAGGAGTCCGGCATATGAGAACAGAAGCTGAGTTAAAGATTTTGGCCGAAGATATTTTTAATGGCCGGGTGTTTGGGACATGGTTAGGAGAACATGCTATTGATTCTTTTTTAATTCTGCGCTTGGCTGGCGCTCCTATTGGGGCCTGTCACGCATTTGAGTATTTAGATAAAGCCGGACCGATGGCAATAAACGGGCAGCCAATGTTTATGAGTTGCCAGTTTGTAGATCGGGAAGAAGCCGTGATAATAAACGAGAACATCACACAACTTAAAGAAGCGAGAGAAAATTACTTACAGGAGTCCGGCAAATGATCTACGACCTGAACGGACGCCCTTACGAGGTAGACGAGGGCGCGGAGAGAAGATACGAAAGAACGCTGCGCGATATAAAACGCTATGCCGAAATAAAGTATCGCACAACAAACGAATACGGGTATATGGTAATTATTGAAATGATTGACGCCACCCTTGAGCGCCCGGAGCGTTCGATTGAACAGAAAAAGGATAGAACCCAAAATGTCGGTAGTTGAGCAGATGTGCCGACAGAATGGACCGCATTGGATTATCGCGCAAGACGGCGAACTGGAACTGAGGGCAATGTATGAGCGGCACTACTCAGCATATAAGTATAGGGATGGCAGAACCCCGAAACTTTTTGTAGGGCCGGGGCAGAAATTAGTCCTTACACTTCCCAAAAGAGAAGCATTGTATGTCTGGCGCAAGTTTAAAGATGACAGCGGACAAACCGGAATCAACTGTGCCGTGTTTCGCAACGAAAGCCAACACCTGTCGTCTGACCTTATCCGAGAGGCTGACGCCATCGCTGATTTCTGCTGGTCTGGTGAGAGGCACTACACTTACGTTCGCGCTGAGGCTATACAATCTCGGAATCCAGGGTATTGTTTCTTATGCGCCGGATGGAAGCATTGCGGTTACACCAAAACAGGGCTGTTTATTTTAGAAAGGGCATAGAATGATAATGCTCAGGCGTACACACGAAAGACGACTTTCAGATATTTATGATTCTTTGTTTAGGATATATGAAACAATGTCTCGGCGTGATGACAACCCCTTCATGGCGGAAGAGGCGAGATTGTATTTGCTTTTAACAAGTTTATACGAGCGCACCCCCAATTTAAGAAAAAGGCGTGAGTCGGAATTGTTAAAAAGTTAATAAATGGACAAGTTCTGGATAGAATCGCTACCAAAAGTTCGTAGTTGGTTGCGTTTTTGTACAAAACTTCGCAAGTGCAAGTAACTGTGGAGGTTTAGAAATGCTGCGTTGCACCATAGAGCTTGTACCGCACGGCGATGAGTCTAAGAAACGGCCTATCGGGATTGTGGAAATAGCCAATAAGGGCGGCGATCAGGTGCGCGGCAACTACTTCTGCACGCTGAAAAAGTCTGCGCCGTGGACAGGTACGTTGAAACAGGTCTGGAAACGCGGAGAGTTGCAGGACGGCTCAATGGACTTGGTAGAGGTTGGACATATCGAGGGTTTTCAAAGAACCGAACGAGGCCCTTACGACATTCTTTACTGTGCGCTCAAGGCGTGCGGAATAGACAAGAGGAATAAATAATGTCTCACTGGCTTACAGTCAAGCAGGCGTGCGAAACCCTGAGCGTGGGGAAGCAGTCACTTTTCCGCATGGTTCAGGATGGCTTGCTTGAATGCCGGGATGTAAACCCGTCCGGGACATATCGCAAGTGGCGAATAAATCAGGCGTCATGCTTGACACTCTCAGGCCGCCGTGACAAGTTGAAGTCGCGGGAAGTGCGCGGCGGCATGGAGGGTGTTATGGAGCGTTACCCGGAGCCAAAGCGGAACAGACACGGAAAGTGGGTTGTGGATTATCGCTTCATGGGCGTGCGGAGGCGCGCACAGTTTGACGGATACGATGCAGCCAAACAGCATTCCGATTTCACGTGGAGTTGTGTAAAGGAGGGCCGCGATCCCAAACTTGAATTACTTGTTAAGCAGGAGAAGGCTAAGTCTCAGGCGGTCACGCTTTCGATGTACTGGTTGAAGTTCCTCGACCGGCACGGCAAAAAAGTATCTACGAACACGCGGGCCAGCTATGAATGCTCTTGGAAACATATCGGTGAGTCCACCGAAATGATAGGGTGCCCAATGTCACTGCTCCAGCCGTACACGATAGACGCCTATGTCTACAGACGGCAGCAGCAGGGGGCAAGCGCAAGCTCGATCTGCACCGAGATAAACCTGATCCGCGCAATGCTGTCTCAAGCGCTCAAGGATGGGCTTCTCGAAACTAATCCGCTCAAGGGCAAGATGGACATGCCCAAGAAGGACAACAAGCGGGAAATATCCCTGAGCCGCGATGAACAGACGACGCTCGTGAACGCAATCGGGAACAAGCTGCACCGGGACATGGTTATGTTCGGCATCTACACCGGACTGAGGAAGGACGAGATATTCAGCCTGCGCTGTGAGGATGTTCAAGTTCTTCCGAAGGACATTCAGTGCCGGGTGTTCAGCCGGGTGACTATCCGCAGAAAAGGGGGCAAGCATCAGACTGTGGTAGTCAGCCCGCACGCAACGGAGATACTTGTCAGAAACATCGGGGACAGAGAGGAAGGCCCGATGTTCGTGTCCAGGTTCGGGAAACGCCTGGATGGGCATACCAAGTTGACCGGTTTCGAGGCTGCGGTTGAAGCTCTTGGCTTGACAGCAATTCAAGCAGGACAGAAAGTTCCTATGTGTTTCCACGATCTGCGCCGGGTGTATGCTGCAAACATTCGCTCTGAGGGTGCAGATGCTCTTGAGCTACAAAATGGAATGGGGCACGAGGATTTTTCAACTACTCAACACCACTACCTCTCGCAAGGTGACTGCCGAGGGATAGCGGAGAGACAAACGAGGATAGGATGAAGACTCTTATGGAAGCCGCGCTACGAGAAGCGGCAGAGGAATTGTGGTGCGCTGAATCAAAGCGGTTCTGGCTGAATCCACCAGAAGAAGTAAAACAGGAGTGGATAGACAGCAAGGTCGGTCAGTGGGTGGGCGCAGCGATTTCGAAGCACCCCGAGTTGAATGCTTTTCCCGCCCAGGCAAAGGAGGAGTAGGATGGAAGAGAGACCCGCAGAAGAACAAATCAAGAAGTTACCCCGGTGGACGCGGTGTTATATTCAGGACATGGAAAATCGCCAACGCGACTTAGAGCAAGCCCTCGAATCGGCTACCGCCAAGAACGTCCAGGCTGGTTCTCGTGTAATGGCGCAAATTGGCATGGACGATCTATATGAAGTGCCAGTGCCAGAATGTGGTTATTCGTTTAAGTTAAAGGGCAAACAAGAGATTGAAGTTATGCTGAGAGAGGATGATGGCAGGCCTGTTTTGTCTATATCGGGACACCATGAATTGTTTTTCCAACCCCGCGCCGCGAATTGTATCTACATACTTCCCGGAACGGTGCAGAAGGAGGAATAGGATGTATTTAAAGAATGAAAGGGCCTTGCACTGCAATGGCTGCGGGCAGATTTTTCAAATGAGCCCTTGGAGTAATAAGTATCTTGCCTCTCATGCCCGCACAAAGGCCAAATCGAAAGGATGGACAGCCGCAAGAGGCAAGGGGAAGATGTTTTATTATTGTCCCAAGTGTTCGGAAAACAGAGTTTCGGCAGAGAAGGAGGAGTAGGATGATAGCTTTAAACAACCCCCTTGAAAGTGGATTTTCTCTTGTGTCAGAAACCGACTTTGAGCGTGATTGGATAGACAGGATGTCGGGGAAATTGTTCTATGCTAAACTATGCAAGGATGGGGTTACAATACGCGCCCGTGGGCCGTACCACAATACGACCGGATTGCTTTTTTCGCCCGTCATAGATAGCCCCGCCCAGGCAAAGGAGGAAGAGTGAAAGATAGACTGGCAAGGCTGCTTAATCCGCCAAATATCCCCGAGATGGTTGACGAGATGTTGGACGAAGCCTTGCGCTTGGCCAAAGGAGATGCGGAACAGGCCGCAGAGATTATGAAATGGCTTTGCACGCGAGACCCGATGATTGCTTTAGCAATGGGTATCTGGCACATAGACAGACTAAAAAGCGAAGCCCCGGCTGCGGAGACAACCGAGGCTTCTGAGGATTTGCAGGTAAAGGTGGTCAACGTAGGGCAAGGCTGAGTCGAACACTCATGACCAAGAACCGGCAAACCCGCGTCAAATGGTTGCCCGACCAGGACTCGAACCTGGAGACTCCTGATCCAGAGTCATGAGTTGTTCCTGCCTCTCCTTACCCCAAATCTATTACTACAGCGCATTTCCCGCAAGTAGTACGCGCAAAAATGTGAAACAATCCGTTGACGAAGAAATGCGGATTTGAAGGGCATTGTGGTCACTGTAGGGCGAGGGACAAGAAAAGGAGGAAAAGTGACACAGGGAAAATGCAAGGAATTTTGGCTTGCCGTGGGAGCCTATAAGACCACCCTTTCTGACATGGGTAGCCCGGTAGACGGATGGGTTTGGCTTGAGATGCCATTGCAAGCTCCGATAGAAGTACAGTCTGGACGCAGTGATTGGCTTGATCCGGAAACTATGCCATTTGAGTGGCTGGAAGCTATTTATTCGCATCTTAGCAACACACCCAAGAAAGCCCGGAAGGGACTGCTGAATAAAATCTGCGCCCTCGTGGGCGTGGAGATGGAGGAAAAGTGATAAATCATGAACAGCAGAAAGTTGTTTTCACCGATCCGATAGAGGCCGCTTTTGCCCTTGCTCCGGTCTACCAGCAAAGAAAATGGACGTGGGTTAATCCGGTAAAATGGTCAGACATAGTTAATACACTGGTACGGCTGCGGAACGGTCTGGTCTCAAACCCCGATAATTGTTCAACGCAGACTGGCAGACTGGCGATTATCCGTCTTGATAACGGAGAAATCTGGTTCGGGTTAGATGGTGATGTGTACGACTCATTTGAGGAAGCCAAGCAAGTATTCGATCCCGAAGATTTGCCATATCTGGACAGGATGAGCAAGGCGGGGAAACGGTAAATAATTCTCAAACAGGACAAAAATGTCCGAGAGGGAAAGATGATACAGGAAATCCCAATGTCATCAGAAGAAATTGGCGTGTTGTACCGGCTTTTTATGGCGAACCAGAGCATAACGCGCATGGTGGTTGAGCGTGAAAACGGGATGCCGCTTGCGGTACTGCAATTACAAGAAGGCAAGACACTCTACTTTCCCTATTCCCCGATGCGGATAGTAGTTACAACAATGGAGCAGCAATGACAGACACGGGGAAGATAATCAAGGCCAAGAAAATAGCGGAAGCATTTGGGTGGGAGCGCGTTGAATATCGCGCATTTGATGGCTATGACCGCTGGTTTAAAACGAGCGGCTGGTTTCTGCCTGGAGCCATTGAGCGCGGTATTGCGGAGTTTGGAGAACAGGGCGGTAACGCACACTCAAAAACACTGGACGGAAAATATTTCAGCGGCTTTCCGGAGGTGGATGTATTGCCTGATTTTTCCACTCCCGAATGGCAGATAAAGATTCAGGAGAAGGTGGGAAAGGAATGGTGCGACGAGGGCGGGAATGAATTAGAAGTCAGCAGGTATGGTGGAGGAACCACGTTCATTTTTCGCGGGCCGATGACGGTAACAGACGACATACACAAGGGCAAGCTGGAAAATATCTATGTTACAGACACCACGGTAGAAGGATACCGTCAAGCCCTTCTCTGGCTGGCAGAAAGGCGGGGAAAATGAAAGAGATAAAAGGGTTCACACCGGGGCCGTGGGGGATTGCCGCCGACAGATATTTATACGCCAATGTCAACGGAAATTTCAGGCAGATAGCCACATTCGATAAAGACGATGATTGGGAAGAAGAACAGTCGGCGAACAAAGAAATTATCGCCGCCGCGCCGGAGCTTTACGCGGAGTGCTGGAAACTCACCCGCCAGCGTGAAGAGCTGGTCAAGGCGCTGGAAATGCTATGGCGTCAATTAACTCCCGAAGATTTTACACAAGAAGAACGGGACATGGTTCAATCCGCCCTTTTGCGGGCACGGGAGAACGGATGAAAGAGTTTCTGCTGGATATGTTTAAATTCCTTTGCGCGGCTCACTGTTTCATCGCGTTTTACGAACTCATGCAGGCGCACTACGGCGCTTTTATTCTGTTTGCGGCGGTCGCGGGCCAGTGCGTTTGGGGTTATCGCAGTCTGATGAACACTCTCGATTACAACCCAGCTTGCTATACTTCAACGGCACCACGGGAGAACGGATGATCCTGAAAGCACTTTTAGAGTCCGTCCAGGCCGAAACGGACAAGATTCTCGCTGAAGCTGAGAAGCACAAAGACGACTTCCCGGAGCCGATAAATTGGGCCGATTTGAGTTGTATCGAGGCGGTGCTGACCACGGACGCGGACAGGGAAAATGCGATCCAAGTTACAATCTCAGAAGCCGCACCAGACTGTTTGGAGCTTCAACGCTTTGTCGAAGAAGAGCTTTTCTTCCGTGGCTTTAAGGAGCATCCTATCGCCGTAAAAACGGAGTGGTGAATTAAGAAAAACACCCCTGTTTTTCTTACGCGAAAACACGGAGGATACAGTCCGGACAAGGCCCAAAAGAAAGGCGGGGTAGATGGAAAAGTTAAACCGGGAACAGGCGACCACCGACAAAGGCGTAGATGATAGATGTCGTGATTTCGACGAGGATTGTTTAAAGGTTCGCTCTTTTCTGGATTGCTTTTTGTATGACCCCGAACAAGGGAACTGTCCATTCTTGAAATAGCTTTGTTCTGCAATCGAGGCGCGGGAAAAGGAGAAGTGATGTTAAAACTGGATGAACACGGTTTTCTCTATGACGGCGCGACGGGTGAAATTTTTGCTCAAACTCCGTGGCAGGGCGTAGATAACCCCGCCATTCCTATCCGGTGGGCTGATGGATGGCCCGAAAATATCAATCAGTTACAGGCCCGCGTGCAGGAACTGGAAGAGGAAAACAAAGAAATATTACGACAGAAGGGTGGGGATTTATTGATCGGATTTCAAACCAAATTAGCCATTCAACGACAAGAAAAGGAACGAGCGGAAGCGGAACCCGACACACAAAAACTGTTGTGGAACATTGAACGTGACGGCTTGGAAGGCCACATGAAGGGCTTGGAAGAGGAACTAAAAACCGGCAACCACCTGTTTGCTGAGTTATCTGATAAGTTTAACAGCTTGAGCGGCGAAAAAGAAGCCTGTGGGGTCCGCGTGAAGGAACTGGAAGCTCGATTTACCGCCCCAATAGTGTGCATGTGTGGCTCTACTCGTTTTAAACAGACGTGGATTTCCGAGAACGCCAGACTGACAGGGGAAGGTAATATCGTACTGGCAGTGGGTCTATGGGGGCATCATGAAAGGGTATTTCCCGATGAGGCTACCAAGCAAAAACTCGACGCCCTATACAAGAGAAAAATCGACCTGTGCGACTGGGTATGGGTGCTTGATGTCGGCGGATATATAGGCCAGTCAACGCGCTCAGAAATCGAATACGCGGCCTCAAAGGGCAAGCCAATTCGCTATTTAAATATTGAATATCCTGATTACACCGAACCAATGGATCCCTTGGCTGAGCGCGTGCAGAAGCTTGAAGCTCAACTTGCCAAGCAAACAGAGGACATGAAACAGGCCAGAGACAGGGCATTGGAAATTCTAACGGCGCAGGAATTAAGACAGGCTGCTCAATCTGAAGCCGAAATGGCAAACGACCCTGACTTGGAGGGATTTCAAGAAGGTGCAGATACCATTGAGGAGGGGGATAAATGACCAAATGGCTACGACAGCTTTTTTGCCACCACGAGTGGCATGAATTCTGTCATCTCGTTTCGCTTGAGGTAATCGAGCGGCGTTGTTTTAAGTGCATGAAAATACAGGTGATAAGCAAGAGGTGGAAATGACCAACCATCTGCAAGACCCGCGGGTGCTCAGCGCGTGCGGGTGGGAACGGGAACAGTTTTGTTGGCGGCGTGGGAAAGAGTGGCTTTCATCGGCTGGATTCCCGGTTCTCTCCCTATCCGACCTCTGGCCCGCGCTGTGCCGGGTGTGTGAAACGAGGGACATTAGGGTGGTTGCGAGGATGTGTAAACAGGTAGAGGTACATAATGGTGAAGTTTGTGAGATTTGCCAAACATCAAAATATGGCTCTTTCGAGAATGCCATCGCCGCCGCAATCGTGTGGGTGATGGAAAATTGTGAGGTTGCATATGAATAAACAGGGGCCGGGGAAGATAGAATATCTTGACTGGACGTGGAATCCCATCACCGGCTGCAAGCATGGATGCCCGTACTGCTACGCAGCACGACAGGCGCACCGTAACCTGCCGGGCATCTCAATGGAACCGGCTTTTCACCCGAAACGACTTGGCGAACCCTGCCGCTTGACCCGTCCTGACATAATCGGCGTGAGTTACACTGGCGATATGTGGGGCAAATGGGTTCCGAGAGAATGGATAGAGGAAGTTCTGTCAATGTGCCGGGCCACGAAACACAAATACTTGTTCCTGACCAAAAACCCGGCGCGGTACGCGGAGTTTGAGATACCGGGCAACTGCTGGTGCGGGACAAGCACGACGGGCGCGGAAAGCGAAATGCACCGCCTGAGCACCCTGTTTGTGTCTGCCCCGCTGGGTCACTTATTTGTTTCGCTTGAACCCTGGACTGGCGGCGAATCAGTCCTTGCGCCAAAGCCTTATGATGAAGAAAGTATTGCATGGGTAATTATCGGCGGATTGACTGGCAAAGGGGAAAAAAAACCACCGAAAGAAGATATGGAAGAACTGATTAAATCCCTACATGGGGTTGATATCCCCGTCTTTATCAAATTCAACGCGGGTGTCGGCCCGCAGGAGTACCCGGAGGGGCTGAGATGACTTACCAGGACGCGGAAGTTGCGAAGGCGTTAGGGTTGGACGAAACAGAAACCATGCTTTACCGGCATTTATCGTCGGATAAAAAACTTCAGCGCGTTAAATCCGCCGTGCGCAAAAGGTGGCCGTTTGTTCGCATGACATGGTTTACCACAACAATAAAACTCGAACTAATGGGTTGCGGGCGACCCCTTACTGACGACCCTCTTTTTGTTGCAGTGTATTTGTTTGATAGTTATGACGAGCTTTCCGCATGGACTGAAGCCCTGATGTGGCTCGATAAAAACAAGGAGGCGTGATGCGCCAGTTCGTACAGGCTCCCGGCGAACGGGTAGATTTTTTTGAAGATGCCTCAGATTTAACCTGCGTCCGCATTCAGGGATTTGACTGGTATTACGGGGAAGAAAAGAAGTATACGGATGTCTATTTCTTACTCTCCCCCGCCGAACTTCTGCGCCTTGCGGAAGCGTTCCGTCAGGTGTATCTCGACAGGAAAAGGGAGGCATTATGATCTTGGGTCGTTTCACATTGAATGGTCAACCCGCTGCATTGTTTTCAATAAGTAGGGTAGATTCTAATGCTCGTTTGTTCGGTTTAGCGGTCAGTGTGCAGGGATGGAAGTTGCCGTGTGTTGTCTTTTTTGTGTGGTTTTGGTTGATAATTTTAGGACCGCACGAACCAGAGGAGTAATAAATGCGCTTAACGGTATCTCTACTGGCGATCCTGGCCCTCTGCACGCTGGCGGGAATGTGGGGGATGCCATGAGCGAACATCTTGCCGATGCCAAAACGTGCGGAAAGTGCAAATATTTTTCGGGACTTCATTGTTACAGTTGGGCGGAATACCGCAAGGATGCGAAGTTTAACGACAAAGCCTGCCCCCACTTCGAGAAAAAGGAGAGGGATTGAAATACGATATAGACATCTCTGATGGATACATGATAGCATCTGCAATGCTTCAAGCACCAAATTTTGGGTAGTGTCCTAATTTGAAAATGAGATTTTTATTTGGAGACGAAGCCGCCGAAGAAGGGAAAGGATCGGAAAGAAAAATAGATTGACAGCAGATTGTCAGAGTGTGATAATGGGACGGTCAAAAGCCGTCCTTTTTTAATTTCAAGAAAGGCTATGTCTGTGTGTTTGGAATCAATATATAATTCCTTGGCGGTCGCCCTTGTAAGCAGCTTAATCGCCAGCCTATGTACTTATGTGGTTATGCGCTCAACCCAAAAACATCAGTACGGCCAATGTTTATACAAGGACAAATTAGAATTTTTCCGTTTATTATTTTCGGCCTTTAACGAATTTATCGTAGCCCGCGATTCATCCGAGAAAGAAAACAAGCTCAAAAATGTTCAAAACAAGGCTTCTGGATTGCAATGTGTAGTAACCACAAATTCAGCCGTTGCACCAAGAGATGTTTTAAGCCTTTGTTGTGGATTCGCAGTGGCTGTTAATCGGGCGATTAATTTAGAGCAGATTGACGACCTTTGGAATAAAATCAACTTGTACAAACTTTTATTAATGTTAGCCAGACGTGAAATGTCTGCCGACAAATTGTCAGCCTCCACCCTTAAGCGGTTAGCAGAGTTTCCCTTTTACAAACATATAGCCGTTTCTTATCCGTACAAAAATATTGACAAAGATGTCGAAATTGCCATTGCAACGCTGAGAGATTATCTCAAACAAAATAACAGGCAAAGCCCCAACGACTCCGCATAAAATTGATATTGCAATTAGATTTTCCATAAATTTTTCGTCCAAAACATGATGTGCTATACAAACAAAAAAGGGCTATGCGAAGGCGCGGCTCCGCACAGCCCCAAGTGAATAAAAGTAGAGAAAATTCCTCTACACTTCAATATAAGATATTCGTATCCTTTTGTCAAGAGATAGAGCAAAAAAAATTTTAGGGTTTGGAAAGGGATAATTCCGGTCATGTATGATCTATTTCAATTGTCCTGATTTATAATCAGAAACAATAGCGGCACGGACAGCTTTTTCTGGTGAGTCCACGGGCGGCACATTCAAAACCGTATAGATTCGCCGTTTTTTACTACCCTCTATCGGCGAAGACCACGCATAACATTTTGTTGCTGTCGGATGTCCAATCAGAGAAAACACATAAACAATTCCCTGCCAAACGGTCTTATCCTGAAATGTCTCTGATATAGGAGCGGATTCCAAAAGATTGGCTTTGCATTTTTGTAGTTGCTCAATCCCTTTTTGCAATTCGTCAACGTTTTCTTCCATTGGGTTAATTCCCTTGCTTATCATTCTATGTTAACGGCCATGTTTGCACTGCCAATGCGGCCAGCTTTTTCTGCCTGTCTTTAATCTCATCTATTCCCCATTTTGAATATTCTGCCACCTGCTGTGTGAGTATATAGGCAGACTCTCTCAAAACGGGCTTCTTAATGTCGAAGCGGCTATTACCTATCAAAGTATTCTTTTTAGCCTGTAAGATAACCATATTCCCAATTTTTGAATAAAAAGCCTTCGCCGTGTCTGCATCAATATCTGACCATTCGGCGGGGGTTGGATTTTCTGGAAGAACATGTTCCAGGTTGATTGATTGTTCCTCATCCGAGGGAACAAATTCAGGTTCGGGATCACCTTTGCGTTTTAATTCCAAAGCCCGAAGATAATATCTCGCAAGATAAGGATGCGAAGTGCGTGCTTCCGCGAAAGCAGATTCAAACATTGCATCTGTAGGTATAACATCGGTTAATGATTCTCTCAGGCCATCCGCCGTGGTAATCTTCCTATCTGCGATATCTTGTGCCCGCATACTATAATTACGATCTAAAAATCCGCCACGAGTGCCATAAACAAGAATTCTTACAGACCAAAAAACGAAGAGGCGAAAAGCCGCCTTGCCTTCTTCAACAGAAAAATGGCGTGCCACCGAAAACATAAGCGGGCGAATCTGTTCGATGCGCAAGTCACGGTTTATTGTAGAGATATTCTTTCTTGTTGTCGTTCCATATTCATTCCATTTCTTGTGGTCTGGATTAAAAAGCGCAGCGTAGTCGTTCGCCGAATCGGCCAACTCCTCCAAAAATTCAATTGAGCGATTCTGGCTGGTAACTAACTGCCTGACCTTATCAAAAACTTCTCTTTCTTTTGTGGGGCCGTATTTTGTGATTAAAAGATGATGGAGGAATGTAACAGTGATATCTTCCTTTCCCAAAGATTCTAATATTCCAGACATTTTTGACCATTTGTGTTGCGCTTCTCTCATTCTGTCACCAGCAAAACTAAAAAGATGATTCTTTAATAAATCGGCTTGAGATATTTTTAATCCTCGATCATTAAGGGTTTCAAACATTAGAAAAGCATTAAGATGGGTAGGAACGCGAAGTAGAATAACTTGTGCGCCCCTGCGTATAAATTTTATCAACTCAAGAAGGCGATCAGTCTTGAGATTTGGTTTTGTTTCAAAGGGTTTGACTATATTTCCGATATGGTCAGCCGCTGTTTTAGCGGCAAGCTCTATTCGTTCATGAGACAGTTTGGTGGCTTTTATATTCCTGTCTGGACTGCTCGGAGATGATAGAATGGATTTGCTAAAAAATTCATTATCATCGACATTTAGCCGGAGTTGAGGAACAATATCTGTGGTTGTTATGTCAGTTTTTAATAAATATTCTTGTTCAATTGATGTGGCTCTAACATTATCGCCGTTATTAAAAAAATAATCTCGTATAGCCGCCAATAAGATTGTGGACGTTGCAAGGCGCTGCTGCCCATCAGATACTTCTGGAACATCACCTTCGCCCCGCGTAAGAACTATGGTTCCTAAAAAATAACTTCCTTGTCCTTTTGCTATGGCATTGGCATAGTCGGTGTATAAATCATTGATATGTTCTTCTTCCCACGAATATTCCCTTTGATTAAGAGGCACAGCCAAGCGATTCTGTGCCAGTACTTCTCCGATTCCCTTAATCTCAAATTCAATTGATTCGGGCAATTGGGCCATTTATGTTTCCTCCCGCTCTATTGGCAATAGAAACTTTATGGGGATTGCGGCTTCTTCCAATTCTTTTATAGCCGAGCGCCGCAAGCGCTCCCTTGCCCATGTTGATAATCCAAGACCTGATAAATCCGCCGCTTGTTGAAACGCCTTTTTTTCTTCTGCTTCAAGCCTGATTCTTATGGATTCTGTTTTTTCCATCTTTCCTCCGTGTTAGTTAATGTATCCCTTTTGTGACTACAAGTCAACCCTCATTTATAATGTAGCACTTTTGTGACTACAAATCAAGACAATAACTTGACATGTGGGCTTTTTGTTGCTACATTTATAGTAAAGGGGGGATACAACCATGAATAAACTAAAGAAAGATAAAAGGGTGCAGGTAATAAGTTGCCTGATTGAAGGCAATTCCATTCGATCTACAGAGCGCATGACCGGCGTACACAGGGATACCATCATGCGACTGGCGGTCTCTACGGGAGAGAACTGCGCAAATATTATGAATGAAACATTGCGAAATCTTCCTTGCGGTCACATTCAGGTAGATGAAATATGGACTTATGTTCAGAAAAAACAGAGGCACGTAACCCTTACTGACAATCCTGAGCGTGTTGGGGATCAGTGGACTTTTGTAGCGATTGATGCAGACTCAAAACTTGTTCCTTCTCATATCGTAGGCAAAAGAAATCTTGAGACTGCTACGAAATTTATGGTTGATCTTTCCGAACGTCTTGCAAATAGAGTACAGATTTCATCTGATGCCCTTAGTGCATACGCCGAAGCTATAGAAACTGCATTTGGTTGCAATGTGGATTATGGTCAATTAGTCAAAACATATGAAGCCGAAGCAATCGGCCCTGGCCGCTACAGCCCACCCAAAGTTGTGAGTGCGGCGCGTGGTGCTGTTAGTGGACATCCAGAAATAGCACGCATTTCGACAAGTTACGTTGAGCGCCAGAATCTCACGATGCGAATGAGCATGAGGCGATTTACAAGACTTACTAATGCGTTTAGTAAGAAGATTGAAAATCTTCGCGCCGCAGTCGCGTTGCATTTCGCGCATTATAACTTTGTTCGCGCCCATAAAAGCCTTAGCGTGACACCCGCTATGGCTGCGGGCATTACAAATAGATTTTGGAATATTTATGATCTATTGGATTGAAATTAGGACACTACCAAATTTTGTAACAGCAGAACAACAAGCACTTTCTGATTTTGGATGGTCAAGAGGAAGCGTTGTTCGGGCACGCATTACTGAATACCCGTGGCAAAGTCTTTCTGGTCGGCGGCACTCAGTAAAAGAATCTTTTTCTAACAGACTAAAGGAAAAATCTGCCAAGGCCCAATGATAGCAGTACCAGCGGCAAGAAGCCCCGGTTCATCGCCGGGGCTTTGTTTATTTCCTGCCTTTGCCGCCCTTTTTCCTGCACATGGTTTCTTCTATCTCCCACGACGGTTTAGTCACCAGACCGCACTTGAGACACGGCAATCCCCATCTGTCAAACTCATTCCGCGCACCGCAGCGGCAGATGAGGATAACGATCATTTTTCACCGCGAATTTCTTTCTCAATCTGTTCAGCGGCGGTCACTATCTTTTCACCGGCATCTGCCACCTTGTCATCACCGTTTCCCTTGGTCAGGGGGGCTACTATCTTGAGGGCGCACAGTATTGCCCTAAACCATCCAAAACCTTTCCAAGCCATAACAACCTCACAGTTTGCTCTTGTTCGGGAATAGACCAACGATAACACCCCAAAGCGTATCGGTCAGCGCCACGGCCTTCTTGCCGATAAGCGCGTACTCAGCATCGGTTATCTGACCGTTGCGCCGGGCCTCTACCTTAACCTTCAGGAAGTCCGCGAACTCACCGACAACCCTGCGAACTACCACGTACTTCAGGAAAAACCCTAAGCTCAACACGGTGGTAAGAATTTCATACCAGTTGTTTTGAAACACAGCGAGAATACCATCCATCTTCAAGCCTCCTCAAAGTTGTCCACGTTTTTCCCGTCTATGGCGTAGTAACTCTCGTTGCGGCGACGGTCAACGTGAACGAAATGTTTCTTGGTATACAAAATGCAGCCCGGAAACTTCCTGAATGCGGCACGCGCCCAAATCTCAGCGGGCATATCAGGAACAAACGTATCCGCCGCACCCTGGTAATCAGTTGACAAATGCTTGCTATGAGGTTTACCCCCCACGTTGGCATTGTGTTTGGGACACCTAACTCCACAAGTGATCGTGATGGGCTTGTTCCCTATAACAGTGCGGAGTTCTTCTAATATCTCTGCCGTCTTGCGGCACTCATCTATCCAGTCTTTTTCACACCCGCACCCGCAACGGCAGCGAAATTCTTCAAGCGTGAAATGCTCCGTCAGTTTCATTCACACCTCATCACGGCCAAACCTTGTCGGCCCAAAGAAGAATAAAACCCACAACCAGCGTTATCGCGGCAGACCACTTCATTGCAACCCACTTGGCATCACGGCTGTATCGTTCCTTCAGACCGGTAAGATCGCTCCGCAATGTTCCAAACTCAGTGGCTATCGCAGTCTTTATTTCCCCAAAGGTTTCCTTCATCTCTTCCCGCGTAGTGGCAATGTTGTGGTCTATACTCTCAACGCGGTCAAACAGTTTTGTAAACTTCTCACGCGCTTCATCATCGCGCCTTGCGCCGTTTTCAACCTTAGCCTCAAGTGCGGCTACGGTTTCTGGTAGGCCCGGCTTTCCTCTGGCGGCTGTCATTACATGGTTTCCTGCCTTGGGAGTTTTAAGAGGCTAAAAACATTCATCTCTTTCCTTCAAACCTACGTGGTCCGCGTCCTGTCGATGTAGCCCTGGTGTTGATGTAAATAGTATCAGCATCCCCCCCCCCGCCCGCGCCGGTGGTGAATGTCTTTACATCCCCATAGGTCTTTCCTTTCGGATTTTCAGCAAAACAACGGTAGCTGACTGTCACTCCAATCGGCAATACCTCGATTGTATCCTGGAACGCCCCGGCGGTGAATGATCCACTCTTGCTCATCTCGGTAGTGTCGGCGTCAATCCACCACTCGAAGCCCCGCGACGTGCAGTTTAGCCCGCCCGTGGAGTCTATTTTCCCAACCAGGATAGCGGAAGCGCGTGCGCTGTCGGCCAGTGTTGATAGGCCAGGAGCCGATCCTATGTGATAGAAAAGCGAAATATACGGATAACTCATCGGCTCCCATGTCGCTTGCCCCACCGCCCCACTATTATACATATCTGCACGTCCAATCAGGGCGATTCTCACCGAATCGTCACCCACACCATCCATTTTGGCTGCTATCGTGTCCAGTGCTGCGGCTGTAAACAGGGCGCTTTTCCACGCGAGACTATCCTCAAAATCTCCCAGCTTAGACACATGTATCAGATCAGAAAACGGGTTAACACTCGTATGTGGCGCTCCCGTCTGCTGCCCCTGAAACTTATTCCACCATGTGATGGATAACACCCCTCCTGTCCATGTTCCCCACACACCGAAAACAGATAGACTATCAACCATCTGGTTGCCGTTACCGACACGGATATGCACTCTCCCAGAATCGATTATCACCCCAACTATTGTGGGCACTTTAATTGTCATAAAGACACGACAAACAGTTTTCGCATCCCCCCCGCCCGTACGGAGTAACTGTCCCACTGAACCCCACTGTTGAGCAGTCATAGATGCTGACGGATCGTCTCTGTTTTCTGCGAATGTCGCATTAACGTAAGACTCAAACCCGCCGCTGCTTGCACTGATAATGGTATCGTTTACAGTTGGATCGAGCCAGATTTCCCCCGCGGGCAGGTCCACGGTCAGGCTGTCGCCCATCCATTTTCCTGACACCTCCACGGGTTTGCCTTTCCTGTCCCAGGCTGTGAACGGCTCGATCTTCCGCCTGGCGATTTCAATGTCGCCGTTTATCCTCCAACCCAAGTGACGCGGGTCTTTTGCGCCCACGATCAGCAACTCTTTCATCCGGGTTGTGGAAAACTCGACCTCTTTCCTGATTTCCGCGGTCGCCGCGTTCGGGATAATCTCAAAACCTTGCCCGCCTTTCTCGTAGTACACCCGTCCGGTGGAATCGATATCGACCGTGGTTTTGCCCATGCGCACCCGCTGATCGTATCCCGCACGGCTGGATTTCACTGGCGCGAGGTCAAAGTCTTTCAACGTCCCGGCGTCGTTCCAGCGTATCGGGACAGATGATATTTCCGCCTTGAACCGCCCTTTGTCATACTCCTTGCGGGCAAAGTGCGCGGAGTCCTGATACACAGTGACACAGTCTGTCTGCTTGCCCATGCGCTTGACCATGTGCGGCGGAGTCTCGGCTTTCGCCGTCTGAACCTGTTTCACGGTCAACAAGTTACCGACTTTTTTTTCGGTCTGTGCCAACAGCAGGCCGGGAAGCAAGAGGAACAGGATCAGTTTTCGCATTAGTCCCTCCACAGGGCTTTAATGAACTGGATGAGTCCACGGCCATCCATCTTGTTTATAATCACAAAGCGCGTGGAGTCGGATGGGGTTCCGGATGTCCAGTAGGCTTTTGGCCCCGTTGAACTGACTACTACGTTGTCCAAGATGGAAAAGAATGCGAACGTGGTATCCAGTGGGCCAGCCCAATCCCCACCGTTGTACTTCACCTGAGACGAGATATTGACCGCCGCCGCGCTGTCACCCTGAATAAATAGAGTGACATATCCGAAGCTACCTGGAATGGCTTTGGTAAACAGCGTGTCCCCTAAAGAACCTTCAGCCAGTGTGTCTCTGCCCGAAATGGTCAACGTATCCAGCATAGGCTTAGACCATGTGGCAACCGCACCGTCCCTTGAACCATCAATGGTTTTAGTCTTGCTCAGGTACAAATACCAACGCCAGGAGGAACGTACGGTCTGGCTCAAGGGTGCAATGGCGGAAGCCGCACACACCGTTATATTCAAGCCCATCGGGGCGCTTCCCAAACTATCCTCGCGGTGCGCTGTTGATCTGGCTCCCCAATCCACCGTTTCGCGGTAAACCTTCAGCACCTTTGAAGAGCCGGGTCGCAGTTCCTCAATCTTCAGAATCGCAATGGAATCCGCTGAAAAAGATTCCACCGAAACCACCCAATACATTTCCTGTCCATCCGCATAGGAAAGTATCGAGTCAACCGTAGCCCCTGTACTCCATGCGGACACCAGAGAACCCACGCGGTTGTCCGCCATCAGATAAGCCGGTACTTCCACGCGCAAGTTGTCATCTCCGCTCAACGGACTCACGATGTCAAGGTCGGTAGAGGAAGAATTTGTATTCTGTGCCAGTAGGGGAGCGCCCACCAGCAGCAATGGTACAAGAAAGATCAATACACATCTGCGGACTAACATTTCCGATCCTCGATTGAAGATTTTAAAAAGAACATTTCTATAGTCTCTGAGTTTTCCCATCGTGTCCTCCTGATAAAATTATATCAATACAAGAATGTCTTAAATTCAGGACTAATCTTTCCCTCTCAGATCAATCCAACCGGCGGTGAAAATATCAACCGCCGTGTCATCTTGGTCTGGACGCACCCGAATCTGCGCACTGGTGTTGGTGCGTATCCTCATCTGCCCGCTTGAATAACGCAAACTCGTTGTCGCCACGTTGAGTTGTCCAAACGGCGGGGTAGTGTAGGAACTTGGGCCTTCATCGTCAACGTCCGGCGAACTGAAATACACGTTGGTTGCAGAACCGCTGTTCCCTGCTGTTGCGTTGATTATTGCCCACACTTTCACACCGGTTGGAACAGTCAGTGTAACATTGGTTGCGCTGGCGTCAAGGTAGCCATCGCCCGCTTGATTCAGGTCTTCCGGGCCGTCCAACCATAGAAACTCATCCCCATACTGACTAAAATTGGTTATCTGTGCCGAACTGTCCGTCTTGAACGAACCTATTCTGCGGGAATACCCATATCCACTCGGCATGGTCGGGCTGGTGGCGCTTTTGGATATAAGAATATCCGTTGTCGTAGATGTTGCATTATAGACGCAAAATACGCTATACCAAGTACTTATAGCTATCGAACCAGAATCCAGCGAACCCTTTCCGGTTCCGACAGCCCATGATGCCAGTGTCTTGGTGTACGCGGAACTCAGGCTCATGTTGGCCCCGTTCGTACTGTCTGCACACGATCCGGCTGCAATGCCAAGGGTTGTAACGGCAGAACGGGAAAGTGTAAATCCACTCAAGTATCCACGGGGCAGGGCGACGGCTCCGGCGGCAATCTCGGTCAGATTCTTGCCACTGACAGCAGGTAGCGCACCTTCGTCATCCAGCACCACCACATTCCCCGCAGATGTTCCGGTATCTTTTGTCGCCGCAGTCCCAAGCCCAAGCGTGGTGCGCATCGCGGTTGTAGTGGCATCGTTCAGAAATCCAAGCGCAGCGGCAGTCATGTCGGGAAGTAATATCCCATCCATTGCATCGCCAAGTTGGTTATCGCTGCTGTCGTACTCGACGATCTTGTACGCCCCGCGTCCGTAAATAGCGGCTTCACCCCGACTGTCCAGAACCACCGGGTTGGCATTCTCCGTGGTGCATTCGGCATCCTCATAAGTGTCTTTAAGCGTGGTGGTTCCAGCCTCATAAAAATACACCTTGCCACCGGAATTAACCGTGCCGTCGTTTTTCCAGCTTTTGTACCGTGGCGCGAGAACCATTAAAGCGCGGTCTGCCATAACAACTGCTCCTTACTGTGTATATATCAAAGGTGTTCTGTTGGTTCTGTTCTGTCTTGGCGGCTGCGGCGGGCGCGGTTGCCCCGGTATCGCCCTGTTTGATTTCTTCGGCGGTTCTTCGCCCAACTTGTAGTACGTCTCTTTCAAGGCCTTCTGTGCTTCCTGGTTCGTGTTGAAGTCGCCCAAGTAGCGGTCGTACTGCTTCTGAGTGATCGCGCCGTGTTCCAGGGCCAGATTCAGTTTATGCCTGAACAGTTTCACAGAATTGTCGCTCAGTACCCGCTCGGAACTGGAACTCAGAAGTTCCATCGCCACTTGTTTTGGTTCGCGGGACAGGCGCTTGGTTTCTTCCTCCCGGATCAGGGCCGACTCGTTCTTGTATGCGTTCTTGTTGTATTCCTCGATGTCAGCCTTCAACTGCTGCAACTGGCGCGGGTCGCGTTCGTCTTTCGGGACTTCGTAGTATTCTTCCAGGGAGTTGAGCAATTGACGCTTCGGGTTTGATTCTCCGAGTGCGTATTGGGAATATCCAAGCAGTTCCAGCGGCTTGATTTCCCCGCGCTCCATGAAACGATAAGCGCCTTCGCCAATTCTCAGCGGAGCGCCTACCGGGACACCGATAGCCTTGCCGATAAAGTCAGCCGACTTGTCGATGACAAAGGTGATGTCTTTCCATGTATAATCACCGTCTCGTGCTACCTTTGCTGCGCGGATAACGGCATCTTTCAGTTGCGTGAAGTTCTCAAAGACCGGGTTCCCGCCCGTCTCTCCAATGAAGTAGGGGAGTTTCATGGCGGTGGACACACCGGCCTGAGCAATGTCTTCCAACCAGTTACCCACAATCAGAAGCCCATTCAGAGAACCAAGAAGGGCGGCCCGGAACTGGTCATCATCTTTCCATCTGAAACCATTGGCTACAAACTGGAACAGCATCGGGAGAACAAAGTGAGAGACGGCAAGACGCTTCAGGTTCTCGGCTGTGTTGCCGCGACCGCGCACAAGGTTCCGGATAGCGGATGCTTCTATCCTGAAATACGAGTTCGGGGCAGTCTGGAACATGGTGAACAGTTTCGCCCACGAGTTCCCGCGCATCAAGGAAGGCAGGTCTTCGATATTGCCCGCCTGTTGTGAACGGTTCGTGGACATCTCAAATTCGTACATGGCTTTCTTCTTGGCATCGGCTTCTGACATCCCGACCCCAAGCGCCTTGCGGTAGTGATAGCGGTATACAGACCACCCGCCCATGACTACAGCCACCTTGTCACCAACGAGAGTCGGGAACATTACAATGTCCCGCCAACTGCGCTTGCCGGAAAGTTCATGCTGTGAAGTCTTATGCCACGCCAGCATTATGTCCCGGTCAAAGCCTTCTCCATACCGCGCCTTCAGGGTTTCGGATTCGGCAAGCACATCCATCGCCTTGCGCGGGTTGCGCATGAAGTCAACGAATCCACCCCAAAAGTCGGTTGTCGGTATCTCGGCCCAATACGCCGGGAAGGAAGCCATCTGCTTCGGAATCAGCGTCAGGTTTATCCCAAGCACGGCAGTGGTAAAGTTCCGGCGCATGGCATCAAGGAAGTGGTCTACACCACGGGGATCGAGCTTTCCACGCGCCATATCGTTCAGGAAATCATCGACCTTGCGCATCGTGTGCGGCCCGAAGTTCTGCTTTATCGCCGTGCGCACCTTCTCATTGGAGAAGAACGAACGCATCTCCCGCATCGGTTCCGCCCACGCCTTGAAATGCTCCATCTCAAGGATATGGTTTATCAACGTGGTATCCCCGCCAAGCAACTTCAGCCCGCGTGTATTGTTCACTCTCGACATCAGGTGGCGACTGTACACCCCGGAGAAGTACGACTTATTCTCGTTCAACATCAGGTCATCTTCCGCATCGTTCCGGTTGTATCTGCGGGCGATAGGGGAATAGACCGGGTTGAACGGCAGGTCAACGTCATAGCGTTCGCGGAATACCTTGTTTACGCTTTCATAGTATTGCGGGTAGAACTCATCGAGTTGCCACTTGGCCCACTTCATGTTTTCAGGAGTGATGAATTTCTCAAGCCCGTTTATCGTTTCCTGAGTATAGCCCATCTTTTCAAACGTCTCGGCAAGTGTGGGGTCTTGCCACTCCTGCCAGAGTTTGTACGCCTGTTCCTGGCTGAGAATCAGCGGGACTTCGGTTTCACCCTGCTTCACCTTGACACCAGTGTCTTCCGGGACGGTGTTCTTGGTGGCGAGTTTCAGGAGTTCGTTGGCGCTCTTGGTTCCGTAAATCTCGGCCATCTTCTCCTGAACCATCTTCATGGTTTCGCGGATGCCCTTGGTTTCTGAGTTCCGCGCCGTGTGAATCTTCGGCATGAAGAAGTTGTTCAGTGCGGTGTGCAGGGGTTTGGCATCCTTCTGTGCCTTGTTCAGTTCATCCAGCAGGTACTCGAAACTGAACTGTCCCTGAAGGCCGAGAGTGATTATGCCCTCTTTCTTCTGCTTGCCGAGCGCGGCAACCTGCTCTTCGCTCAGAATACCCTTGTGGCTGGTCAGCAACTCAAGCTGTCCGCCCACAAACTGATTCATCTTTTCCCTGCGGGCCTCGTCTTTGGCTTGACGCTTGCTCTTGCCAGTGGCGATAATCTCTTCCAGTTCGGCTTTCGCCGCCCGCAACTGCCCCACCGTCTTGTGCCGCAAATCACCAAATTTGTCCAGCCGGTAAAGCATTTCATTTTCTAAGGCGGTCGCTTCACCGGCATCGGGATTGTTCTGATCTTTCGCCCGGTTGTTCATGGCCTCGAAAATTTTCTCCATCTCGGCCTTAACCTGATCGGGCTTCATGCGGATAATAGCGTTGATGTCATCAACCCTGTGTTGCTCATCCGCCACCAACTTGCCTTTGAGTCTGTTGTCTTTCCTTACCGTTTTGTATTTTTTCACCAGTTTGGAAATGTCGCCACGCAATTCCTTTTCCGTCACGGTTCTGGTAATTTTGTCCACACGGTCATAGGCAACCAGCATGTCATCGGCATTTTCGGCAGTGGCAACGGCAGTCAACAGGGGCTTCACCTGACCACGGGTGATACCTTCTTTCGGCAGGTACTCGCGGGCGTAGTTCAGAATAAACCGCTTGACTTCATCCAGGGATTCCTTCAAGCCCCGCCCGCCGATAAGATGCCCCTGCTTTATGGCCTTGATACGTTCACGGATAAGATCAGAATAGTGTTTCTTTATGTAATCTTTCTTGGAACCTTCTCCTGCCAATCCCTGCTTGACGCTTTCAGCGAACCTTTCCGCTAAGGCGCGTTCCATCCCCTGCACTATTTTTTCCAGACGCGGTCCGGAAGGCTGAGAACGGAACCTTACTTCACCGCTTTGAATCCTATTCTCAAGTTCTTGCGCTTTGGCTTCAAGCCTCTGGCGGATACCGGAAGTAGACTGTCCACTCCTGACAGGTGGAAGCGTCTCAATTGCAGAGTAGACTTCCTTGAGTTGACGCAACACAGTAGCGGCGCTTTCCTGAACGCGGAAAGCGGTTTCACCTTCGGCTGTTTTGGCTGTTGCTTCACCACCTAATGCATACGCATACGACTGGCGCATCAGGTCGAGAAGTTCATTACGGGTGAAGCCTACGCGGTCAGCGCCGAATCTCTCTCTCAGCCACTTGCGGATGTAGAACAGGATGCGGTTGATGATATTTGTCGGCAGTTTTTCAATGTCTCTGCCTTCGCTCTGCATCGCCCACCACTCGGAGGCGGCGTATTCAGACCCCCATCCATAATCTTCTGCCAGTTTCTTTATCTGCGGGCCGATAACCTTGTCCTTCTGTAAGTCAGACAGGAAACCGGCATAGCCTTTTTCACCAAGTAGACCCGCCGTGCCATAGTGCATTATTTCATGGTTCATTAAGTCATAGATAAGTTCCTTCTCGCTGTGAACACCATCAGCAATAACTACTATCTCGTTGCTTTTTTCGTCATAGTACCCGGATACCACGTTGTCCTTGCGCTGTTCGTAGATAGCGGCGGCACGGTTCTTCAGGTCTTCTATGTCCTCAATGGAGCCGATGACACGGACAGGGATATTCAGCTTGCCCTTGAGCGGACGGAGAATGCGTTCAACCTGGATGACACCCATGCCTAAAGGCTGTGCGGTAGCAGTAGAAACTGGCCTTGCCGAGAACTTCACATCTTGTTCCCAAGACAGATTTTCTTTTTCCAGCCGGTTGAGTTCTCTTTCAACTATCTTGTCGGCTTCTGCTTGGGATATGACCTTGCCTTCCGACTTGGGCGCAGCGGTAACTTCAGGTTCTTTTACTGCAAATCCACCTTCAACCGGGACTGCGGTATAGCCAGAACCCTTGTGTCTGGCATAGTTCAGCGCGGCCTTTTCAGTCTTGAAAGGACGGCCAGAAGTGGCGAAGACGAGAGAAGGTGTTTCCGAAGAGGGCGCAGTCTTCCCGTACTTCGCCGCAAGGTCAGGATAATCCTTCAGCACTTCAGGCGAAACGGGACGGCCTTCGGAAAGAGCCTTTTCTATTATATATTGGTGCGGATTTTCTAACCCAGTAGGTATAATTCCGGCCGACTTTGCAGGAACGACACCCATTCCTGATATTACGTCCACCCTACCAGTATCTTTCATCTCCTGGATAGCGCCTACGGGTAGTTCGGACCGGCGGACAAGATGAACTTCTCCTTTCCCTGGTTGTGTAGTGCTTCCTGTTGCATATCCAGAGGCTAAAGAATAATGCTTAGTTGCCCCACCGGTGATTTTTTCTTTTCCAAATAGCGGATGGCTCTCACCTTTGCCATGAAACATGAACTCAGCATCAAACTCTTTTGCCGTCATTTCCCACGGTTCTTTTTGCGCTTTAACATCTTCAATGTTACCGAGTGGTTTTTCTGTTACCGGTGCAGCAGAAACATCGGCAGTAGACCCAGTTGTTGCTTTTTCTGCAACAACTGGGTCAACTATTAAATTTTCCTTAATAGTTGGTTGCTGCTCTGCCTTGTATTCTGCCACCAATCTTTCTTCTTCGACGGCTTCCGCTTCGGCTTGTAATCTTTCCTCTTCGTCTAACGCGGCGACAAATTTACGCTCCGTCTCTGTCGGTTTTTCCTCTTGGGGTATACCGGAGGTAGGCCGAGTAGAGATCGTTTCGCCTTGAGCCTCTGGTGAAGCCGTAGGGACAACTTTAGGCGCTTTCTCTTCTTGGGCAACCTCGGATATAGCCTCAGTCGTTTTAGTCTCAGAAACGGGCTGTGTTACTTGTTCAGATTCATCCTCGGCGAATCCCGAAAGGATGTCCTCGACCTCTTTGTCAGTTTCTACAGCCGGAGCCTTTTCTGCTTCCGCTTCCTTGATTACGGCTTCGGCTTCAGGAGAAAGTTCCTTGGTGAAGGGTTGAGTAACTTCGTCCTTGGGCTTCATAGCTTCAGAAACTTGACGCTTTATACTTTCTTCTGCGCCAGACATATATTCATCAGTGCGTTTCTGTTGCGCCTCGGTCGGTTTGCCTTTCAGGTCAATTCCGAAATCCGTTTTCAGTTTTTCTTCGGTCAGGCCAAGAGACTTGAGTTGGTCAGCATCAAGATTCTGGACTTCCTTTTCCAGTTCCTTGCGGGCCTTGACATCAGCAGCCGTCCCATGTATGCGCTTCGGGCCAAGCAGAATAGCCATAGGTGCAAGCGTACTCTTAAACGTTTCGTAAACCCTGTCCCACGCCTGTTGCGCGGATGTGTGTTTTATTTCTGGTGTGTCGTGCATCAGGTTGTTGATTGCAATCGCGCCTTCTTCCGCTGCCATCTGTGTCACTTCCTGCAACACCTCTTCACCGGATTCAGTGAATATGTCAGCACCATATTTCGCGGCAGCTTTGGCGACTATCTTAGTGGCACTGTCAGAGAGTTTACGCACCATAGCCTTTTCGAGTCCGGGTGCAATCTTGCTTACCTGAGAAAACTCTATCGCCGCATATATCGGGGCCATCCCACCGGCAATAGCACCAGCCACCTTGGGGTCTATACCCTTTTCCAGATTCGCGGCATACATGGAACCGAAGCCTTGCCGTGTCCAATATTGTCCTGCACCGATCATGGTAGCGATTGGGGCAGTAGCAACGGCCGCTGGCCCAGTGGTTCCAGCGGCTATACCACCGAATATCAGTCCTTCAAGCGTGCCTTTCGCCATTGGGCCTGTCATTTCTACGGCTGACAGGAAAGCCTTGCTCAAAGGATTACCACTCGTAACTGGGTCTTCCTGTTGCTGCCTCTGGAAATCGGCACGGCGTCTAAGCCAGTCTTGGGTTGCTTCTTCTACATCTCCACCAAATCCCTGTTTCATGTATAGATCGAATCCTTCTTCATCCAGATCAGCCGAAACCATACCACGGCGGAAGGACTCTTTCACTTTTTCAGGATAACTGCGTCCGTCATCTTGGACGGCTGGCGCTTCTTCCAGCTCAACACCAACGCCACCAGTATCCGGAGAAGTCGCTAATTGCGGCCTGCCAACTTCCGGCCCGAACAGGTCATTATTCAGTTCAGCGTCAAGCCCCGCAAGGTCAGGGTCATTCGCAACGCTATCCTGTACAAAACGGTTGACCATCCCGAATGGTGTCTGTGGCTGCGCTTCGGCCTGTTGGATAGGCGCTTCTTCTATCGGACCAACCGGACGCAATCCCCCCGTAACCTTGCTATCAAAGGTATCGTAATCCCCAAGGTCATAATGTGCGGACAGAGCATCATATACCTTCTGCCGACTTTCAGGATTCGTCATCTTGGTAGAGAAGACATCAAATCCGCCCAAGTCGTAATACTTGCTTCCGGCAGTATAGAGTTTTTCAATGCTCGATGGCATTAGTATTCCAAGGGTTCACGTTTGTTGGAAGGGTTGCCGAGTTGCTTCGCTTGAGAATAAGCACTAACCGCCCTTTTGATATACTTAGGCAACCATTTTTCATACGAGATAGCAGTGGGTAGTTTCTCCCATATCGGATTTTCTTCGGTCCCCACGTTCTTATAGTTCTCAGCACCATACTCTGTACGAGAATCTTGCAATATACCTCTTATAGTTGCGTTATCTATGCCTTGATTCTTTAATCTATCTGCTTCTCTATTTTCAGCAGCTTCGTCAGCACGACTCTTGGCATAGACATTAGCTACCTTTTCCTGCCCTTTATTCCGGGCCTCGATTTCCTCCATCTCTAAACCGTGCTTGTATTGGGCCTCGTAGAAGGTAGGTATCATTTTTTCCATGTGCTTAACGAAATCTTCTTGTTTCATATTTTCCTCAAGCAATCCACCTAACTCTTCAACGGGAACTCCAGTCCGTTCTGCTATGCTCCGCACGGCGACATTGTGAGAACGCGCATCTCTCATTCGTGGGAGTGCAGTCTCATACATCTTGTTAGCATCGGCCCATTGCTGCCGCTTATCCTGTTTTGCGGTTCGTTCTTCTTGAGATGCGGCACGGGCTTCTTGTGTCCCCGCGTGTTCAATATCCAGTTCCTTTTTCCTTCTATCCACTGGGGCAGATTTTAACTGTTCCCCCAGCATAGAACGCCGTATAGCAACTTCTTCGGGGTAGCCTTTGGCTTCCGTTTCCAGCATGGATACCCGCGCCCTGCCTTCTCTTATCTGGTTCGCAACCTGCAAGGCCGGAGCGATGATCGGGCCGGTCTCTACTGGTATCAACGGAATGCGAGACATTTATCTTTCTCCTTAACGGGCGAACTGGCCGACTTTGGAATAATCCCATAACGGCTGGCTGGATGCAGTTGTAAAGCCACCTGTATTTATCGGTGTGCGGTTGCCGCTCAACTCACTCAGGGACACCGCATCCTGTATCCCACCACGGATTGCATTGGCTCCGGTTGCCCATGCGTTCGCCTTAGCCATCCCCTTGTCTACGGTCAGGTCTGCTATCCTGTCACGCACGCCAATTTGGTTTCCGATAGCCCACTGTCCCACACCGGCCAACTGAGAATAGGGCGTAATGCTTTTCAAATACCTGTCCTGGAACTTATCATATTCATTGGAGGCGAGTCCCTGGGCGTGGCGTATAAGACTTTTACCCATCGCCCCGGTTCCAAACCCGGCGCTGGTGGAAGACGCCCGCTTGATTGCCTTCTCGCCCTCGCCAAGAGTCCATTTATAGCCTTCGCTTTCCGTGAACTCTCCGGGGCCAGCCATCACCTTTTCTTTCCACGCGCCAAGGGCTTCTTCACCGGCCACCTGCCACGGCTCAAGATCGGCCAGTGACTCTTTCTCTGTGGCAATGGCGTCGTTTATCGCCCGCTTCTGCGCCTTGTAACCACCAACCGCCCCAACGATACTTCCTACCGCACCCACCGTCCCACCTATCAAATCGTCTATCCCGAACATCTTTGCTCCTGCAACAAAAGAAAACTGTGTCTTTTTACAATTCTGTCATCAGGTTGGTTTGAACCAGTTTGTCATTCAGTGCGTTTAGTACAGTCACTATCGCATTTATTTCAGTCGCCAGAGTCGCAAGTGTCACGTTGAGCGCGGTCAGGTCAACGCTGTCCGTACCGGTTACAGCCACGGGGGTTGTTACATCCACGGCATCCGAACCAATGGTCACTGTCGTAAGGGTGCTTTCTGTTATGCTGCCAAAGGCGGTCGAGAGTTTATCCCCAAGCGTGCTGAAATACCGCTGCCATGCCACGGCCATCTTGTCGTTGCCATCGAACATCGGTGTTTCCATCGGGGCGCGGACGTTTATCGTTGCCATATCACGCATACCCCTGTTCGTAGGTCAGATGTCCGTCAACAGCCACTACCTTTACCGGATCGGAAACACTCACTTCCGCAGCGAAATCCCGCCCGCTTCCGAGTCTGCGCCAGACCGAACGAACACCGTATCCACCACGGCTTCCCATTGTCGCTTCAACGGGAGAACTCCATGTGTGTCCACCGTCCTTGCTTATTCTCAGGATGGCCTTCGGGCTTGAACCCTGACCGCTTAACACGCCAACTCCACCTTCAAACCGAACCTCAAACTCATTGAAGAAACACATCAGGTTTTGCTCATTGACGTTCTGTGTCACGCGGCGACGGATTATTCTGTTTCCGTCATCGGTATATACCGCAGTGTCAAGTTCATACAGTTTTGTGTTGGAGAAGTCACCGACGACATGCTTGTCCCGAAAATAGGCATAGCAGTTACTACGGTGTCTTCCATCCACGCCACGGTCGGAATCGTATGACTGTCGTTCATGCCACTCTCCGGTTGAGACATCGTACACATAGGTTACATCAGCGGTGGGGAAGGAAATGACATAGAAGTCATGCCCTTCTTCCGTGTAGCAGTACGCCACTGCATCACTCGCAGTTGTCATCTGCTCTATCTGGTAACTCAGTTGCGGGGTGCTGACTGTATTGATAGACTGGCCGACGGCCATCTGAACCGTCTTGTCGGATGCCAGCCAGAATAGACGTTCTTTTATTGCGGCAACGCTCCAATCAGCCAGCAATCCAATATTGAACGCACCACCCTGGACACGCCCGAATGTCGGCGTGGCGTCACCCGGTTCCCCGGTGTTGTAGAATAATTCAATGCTGTCTTCCTTGAACGCCCACACGAGTTGCGAATGCGCGAACACCCGCTGGATGTTGGATGTCTTTATCCATGCCCGCGTGTCATCGGAGGCGTCCCAAGAAAGGCCATCGGTGGTTTCGGAATAGTATATCCTGTCACCGTTGACCTGATTCGACAGGAAATATCCATCTATCGCACAGACCGTCCCGCCGCCCTGGAACTCGTGTTCGCCTTCGGTCAACACGGTGAACAGACTTGTAGTGGTGTCGTACAGATAGGCTACCTTGTCCGAACCATCGCATATCATTATCTGGTAGCCAGCGCCGTACTTGATATGCGCCATCGTGACAAGTCCTGACTTGCTTGCCATCGGGGAATCTTCGTTGAGGACAGAGAAATCCCCGGCGCTGGTCAACTTTGACAGGTACGGGCCGTACAGGATGTACAGGTCAGTCCCGATAGGCAGAAGGCCACGCACCTGATAAGGTGGGTAGGTGATCTCTTTGACGCTGACATCATCGAGCGTAACTTCTGTCGTGTAGTCAGCGGTGAAAACAAGTCCACTGTCTTCCGCTGCGGCGATGTCAAGGGAGTAGTCATCGGCGGAAACTATTGGATACGTGTACTGTGTTCCACCGAGAGTTACAGTGACCTTTCCATCGGATATGGATTCCACCGTAAAATCCACCCGGTAGAGATGGTCTTTTACAACCGGAGTCACCATATCGGCGTTGTACTGGCGGGCAAGGGCAGGAGAGGAACTGGTTATGGCTTCGCAAAGAGAGACGTTATCAAGATGTCCATCAAAGTCCGCACTGGCCGAAAACACGACATCCGAACCGGCAGCGACATTTTCAAGATACATTTCCCGTGTGCCGTTTGTCGTAAACACCTTTTTATTGCGTTTGTCATCTCCAACGGCTACGGTCAGCATCCCCGCAGTACAATCCGAAATATCAAACGACATATAGTATTTGTTTTCTGGCGCGAAATCTTTGGTCAGGCTGGCGTTTTTTTGTGTCAGTGTGTTCTGTATCCCCTCTACATCGGCAGTAACTATAATATTATCGAATTTTATATACGAATAATTGTAGCAGCATATATTTATTCTATACTTAGTTTCTGTGGCCGTGAATACTATAGAATGAGTTCCAGCGACATAATACCAATACTCAAAGCCCGCTACCTCGAACCCGAAAGCGAACCCCGGATACGAAACAGGATTACCGTATTCCGATCCTTTATCAACAAACGTCCAAGTTACCGTGTAGACACCACCAGGGATTGTCGTGAAATCTTGATATAGAACTATTCCCCCGGCCACGTACCCTCCCGCAGCCAGCATAAGAACCCCGTCAGACACTGACGCATAAGCATCTCCCGTACTCCCAAGCTTTATCCAATGGGACGTATCGGTATCGAATGTCCCATTAAGCAAACCCGCATCGTTACTTACCTCAAAATAGAGTTCATCGGGAGTCCACTTCCAATAGAAATCACGTTCCCAACCGTCACTTCCATCCGTGAACGTCCCGTTGGTTATCATCTCAGAACCAAGAACAGGAGCAGGAAGATGGGTGTAAGTAGTCACCGTGCGGGGGAACTCTTTCATGCTTACGGTGTCAATCGTTCCAACAAAATCAGAACTCGGAACAAATTCCAATCCCGTCCCATCCGAACCGCAGTTGATGGATTCAGTGTAGGTCTCGCTGACCGATCTTGCGGTTCCGGCATTACCACTGAGATAGGGAGTAACCGAACCGCTGGTTGCGGTCACGGTGTATTCAAGAAGGTAATTTGTGCCTTCTGCGGGAGTTGCCACCATGTCGGCAACTGCCTGAGATGCCGCTTCCGCCACCACCGCTGCTCCGGGTGCGGCAACCGCTATTTCCTTGACGCTTATGCCCGTAATCGTGAAGCTGGCGTATCCGGATTCCGTTCCGCGCACAAAGGCTAATCTCAGTCCGGAGTCGGCGTCATCGCAGGGCATCAAACCATCAGGACGATAGCACCACATATCGGAACTGCGGCGGGGTGTACATGTTTCGCGGAACGTTCCCACGACATCGCCCGATGTACTGCCATCCACCATAAAGGATTGTGGGATAACCATACCCCACGACCATCCGGTTTCAGTCGATAAATACGGATCGGTAAATCTGTAGTTGTTTGTGGGGGTAGTGGCGGGGGCGTAGGTCCAGAATTTTCCCGGCGAAGTATTCTGATCGGCTTCCCACTCTCCAATATCAATCTGCAACGCGGCACATTCTTCCCGCAAAACTCGTCTGTAGACCGTCTTTATATCTTTGTGCGCCTCGTTGAACATCTTGCCAAGAGACACCTCCAGTCGTCCACCTTTCAGATCGGCTCCGGCGGCAAGTGTTATTTCTATCTGGTAGGGAACACCGTCCCTTATCGGAACGGCCATGTCGCTGAGTTTTTGCCAGACATGCTCCTCTCCATCCGTGCCGCGCATCTGGTTCCACGGATCGGTCGTGGCTGTATCCTGAAACACAAGATTGCCACCAGTGAATGTCCACTTGGTATTGGTGGTGGGAGATGGTGGAAGGTTCGGTGCGGCCCCACGGTTGGAGTTGACGTACCATTTCGTAGAACCGGTGGCAAAATCTCCATTGGTCAGGCACTCAGGACTGGCGGGAGAAGTATCTGTCTCACCCGTAGTGCCGACATACGAAAGGCGGTCGCCATCCGAGTCGTATTCCCACTTATCCCCAAGTGTCCAACTGGTAGCGTCACTGGCAAAGGCTCCATTGGTTATCATTTCGGAGCCGAGAACGGTTGAAGTGGATTCACCGCCCTCGAAATCAACCGATTCCGGCGCACTCTTTACCAGTTGTTCACCAGTAACCGCCCATGTCTCATCCAGGGTCCACGCCGTATCCGTGTCCGCAAAATCTCCGTTGGTTATCTGTTCATCGGCCAACGATTCGGTCTTCATGTCCTTGTACTCGACAAGTCCGGGAGTGCCGCGCAGAATATTACGACCTCCCGTCTTGTCATATTCAGGATACAGGTTGATCGAACGTTGCGGATTGGCGTCTTTGGATACGCCGCTATACGAGCCGCCGACTATGGGGAAGGGAACTCTTGGCATGGATCAGACACCGTTTAATTGGAATTGGCTGCTGGCTGACCATCAATAACGGCCATCGGTGTCTTGAGGTTAAGCGGTTTGGGCGGCAAACTGTTCAGCTTGCGAATGGTGTTCTTGGTTTCCTGTGCACGGACAAACACAAACTCTTTTACTTCCTTGCCGTATTCAGGGGCCAGTTCAGCGGCCAGATTCCAGCGGAAAGCCAGAATGTATTCTCCCGGCAGGTTTATGGCAGTGTCAAGGGCTGTCGAGGCGATAGTAACAAAAGGAAGCCACAAGTCGAGATACAGTGTCAGCGTTGCCACCGCCGGAACGGGATATAGATATATCTCCCCACTCGGATACAGGCGGTCGTAATAAAATCTCGTGGGCGTTCCGGTCGTGCTTTTCGCGGATAATTCATTATAGCGTTCGCGGGCGGCGGCATAAACCGGAGTATCCGTAGTAGACGACCGGACAAAAGCATCCACTATTTTTATCGGGCGGCGGATGTTAATGATGGCGTCTACGCCAAAGGCTATGGTACTGGTGGTTGTAGCCGAAGGCGTAACAGAAGTTACGGTTTTAAACTGTTTGGTTCCGTGAATAGTTCCACCGCCGGACGTGGGAACCGCGAACGATTCGCTTATGACATCTCCGTAGGTGTTTGTTCCGGCAACGGTGAGTGTTATACCGGCGCTGTTTGACGCCGCACTTACAGTCATTACAACATGACGCGGAATGTCTAACGTGGCTACTCCGCTGGCAACAATCACCGGGTCGGCAACACTCGCGGCATTGATTGTCATGGGGGTTGTTCCGGATGCCGCCGCAGCGGCTACGATCCCCGTAGTGGCTCCTGTAGCCACCCCGCTACCGATGGTATAGTTGGCGACCCCGGAAGAGAGCGTGTAAGACTCCTGGATGTAATCGTGCGGCAAAAGTTCTTCGGCGCTCCATGAATCCATCAGCATATTCAGCAATTCACGGGCGTCTTCAAACATGTCATTCGTTGGAACCTCGTTGGCCTGTATCGCGCCAATGGCCCTCAGAGATGAATTAATCAAGCTGCGTGGTGTCATGCTAAATCTCCAAAAGCATATACAGATGAGAATGTCTTAAATTAGTTTAAAAACTGGTACGCACACCCCAGGATACGCTCGTGTCTTCGTTGTCAAAATTGCGGAGCTTGGAATACGCTTCCAGCGCCTCGCGTTTAATCCACATGAGATGCTGCTTGTCTACCTCTCGCGGGTATTCCATGCCGATAAGCGCCGCAAGGTTCAGGGCAATAGTATTCTGCCACTCGTTTGCGAACAGCGGCTCATCAGTGCGTGCGTTCAGTATCTCCATCGGCATCTGAGCGTCTAACAGGATTTCGCCGTCCACGCCGTTGCAGCAAGGCCAGATATACAACTTGCCATCGGTCAACTGCGGATCATAGTACACGGCAACGGGACCATCGGATTCGGTAGTCTTGTTCGTGATGTTGAAATACGTGCTGCGGTCCCATATATCCACCGGACGCTCGTAACCACTTGAGTCCTTATAACGGACATTTTTGACCCTTAACGGACGGTTGATCTTTGTTTCATAGCAGACCACCGTGGCGGCATCATCCACATCATCGGTAAGTGCAGCCGTCAATGTCACGGTCGTACTTGCGGGTGTGCCGTTCACGGTAGTCCATTGGAAAGAACCGCTGTCCAGTTCAACACCGATGTAGTATCCGTCGCTGATTCCAGTTGCACTATCCACGGTGATTGTGCTGTCGCCGCTTGAAGCGGCTGCGGCGGTCTCGGTGCTGACACCGGACAGCGTTGCATTATCCCCTGAAGGCCCAAGACTGAAAGAAGCCGTGGACATCTGAGGATAAAGCGTAACAGGCTTGGTAAGCCAAAGTCCTACACCATGAGCATCCCACTCCTTGAGCATGGCATTCAGGGCTTCGGCGGCATTATCCATCTCTTCGCCGGGGCGCGTTCCACTGACTTTTATCATCCCAAGAAGCCTGAAAGCCCGGCGCATAAGCGCATCCTGGCTGGTGCTTACTGTAACCACTCCGCTTGTAGCCACGGATTATCCTTCAGTCAAAGGCTTGCGGTGGCGCTTCTTTTTCTTGTAAAAGTCAAACATCCCGTATGCGCGTCCCACTACCGCACGCTGCGAAAGTTCGGGATGTTCTGACTTGATGATCGGGATAGCGCGGCCCACGTAATCACCGCGCTTCTCGCCTTTCTTCGGGTGCGGCATTGCAACCTCAATTACAGCGGATCGCCGTCATACTCGTGCAGGTCTGCGGCTGTGACATTGCCGCATGAAGTCTGACTCAACGTAACGTTACCATCCGGGCGCACATCCCTGGGCTTGGCTATGTCGGGCTTCACCTTCACGAAATCCTGCGGATGCCGGGGTTCCCAACAGTCCTCGCACACTATCTGGCCCTTCCAGTTCTTGCGGCACTCCGAGCGATAGTAGTTGATCGCGCAAAGTTCGCACATCACCAGATGGTCGCCCGGCCTGTATTTACCCCTGCGTCCCATGTGTTCAGTATCCCGTCGGGAATGTCAGCGTCAAATCCACAACGCCGCGTACATGACCAGCCACTTCAAGGCGTACAGCCTTGCAAGCCTCAAGGTCTGCAATGAGTTCCGATGCGCCCTTTTCCTCTGTCTTGACGTGCCATCTTGCATTGTTCTCGTATCGCGGCCCGGCAAGAAGGTCATCCATCGTGTATAAAAAGCGATGGTTCAGGTCTGAATCGGCGGAGTGGTCAATCGCCACTGTGGATTCGTTGTAGCGATGGTCAATGACAATCGGCTGGCTTTCGCACTCATCAGCGGAACCGACAGTGACGTTTCCAGCCAACGCCGCGCTGCAATAGACGGCCCGGACGGTCTTGAAGTTCTTGTCACCATTCACCGTCAGACCCGCACCCGGCCCGGCCAGCGTTTCGGTCAGAGCTTCATCCCGCCAGTCTGTACCCGTGATGGTGAAAGTCTTTCCGCTCTCGTCGTCACTGGCGGATGTGATGCTGATATGGCGGGGCTGCGGGTCGCAATAGGCACCGTTCATCACCAGATAACCAGCACCGCCAGACACGGACTGCGAAGCCGCTATGCCGTCAAGATCGTTCGGCCATCCGGCGTACACGGCACCGGCAGCAGCGCCGCTTGCGTAGATTGCGTAGACCTTCTGGAATGTCGTTGTCCCGGAAGCCACACCCGCATTCGCGCCGGTGATAACCTCGGTGCAGTCATCGTAATTCCCGTCCTGGCCGTACACCGTGAAGGTGATCCCGCTGTCATCACCGGCAGACGTGATCTTTATGGCTACGGGGGCATGGTTATCGGCAATGCCGCGCATCGTGGATTCATAGGTGAATATTCCGTTCAGCGTGAACGCAGCAGCGGCGGAAAGCGTTGCCACCGTCAGGATGGCATCGGCATCACCCGACACTCCAGCGCTCACGTTTCCGGTTGTAGCACCGTCAATCTCGATGCGTGACACTTCCGTGTAGTACAGGCCACTGGTGGCGGCAGTCCCACTCACTCCGGTGATCTTTTCTACAATCTGCCTTCCGTATGCGTCTTTCCCGGTGACGGTAAACTTCCTTGCACTCTCGTCAGCCGCGCATGTAATCGTAATCTTCGTGGCAGTTACCATTCGGGCGACACCAACCGCAGACGACAACGCCCCGCTGCTTAAACTCAACTCACCGGCAGCGGCAACAGTCTGAGCCGCGCATATCCCATCCGCATCCGCCGGAGATAGGCCGATTGTAATGCTTACTGGCCTCATGTGTTTTCCTCCAATTTGAATGAGCCGGGGCGGTTAAGCCCCGGCATCACGGGCAGAATGGGATTAAGTCGCGTAAGTATCAGCACCGGGGTCAAGCACGCCACTGGTGTTGATGTTGTTACTGGCGAAGTTCTGAGCCACAAAGAAATCGTTTGTAGCCGCAAGAACAGCCGCACCAGCCTTCGGTGACTGGATATAGTTGTCGTAGATGATTCCAGTGGAGGTGGAATCGGACTTCACGCCCACAACCAGCCCGGCGTCCGTGTCGATATTCACGATACGGTTGCCGTAAATCATCAGGCGCGTGGCAACACCAGTCAGGTGATCTATCACAGAAGCGGAAGCATCTACCTGCCACCTGTTATTGCGGATAGTGCAATGGTCGCTCGTCCCGGTGAAAAAGATGGAACTGGTCATTGAACCGGCGGCAGTCGTGAAATCGCAACCCTCAATAACCACGTTGGCTATCGTGGTGGCGATGTCGATATGCTTCAGCCACTCTTTCGTGGCCGTAGTATCCCTGAACACACAGTTGCGGATAATCGTTCCGTCTGCGGCGGCAGACAGGTCAATCGCCTGAACAGCGCCGTCAGTCACGTTGGCTACGAACTTGAGGTTCTGTAGCACCGAATTGGCCGCCGTAATCATCACGGCCCCGACATCAGCCGTGGCGCTGAACGTAGGAATGCGGTTGCCAGTCCCAAGTCCGATGATCGTGATACCAGCCGTGGAAATAGCGAACGTGGTAGCCGCAGACAGGTTTTCCGTATGCCCGGCGGCGATAAGAATAGTGTCACCGGTAGCCGCCTTAGCCAGAGCCGCAGCTATCGTAGTGTACGGGGTATTCCGCGTGCCATCGGCCCTGCCGATACCATTGGAGTCAACCCATATCGCTTTGTTGCTTACTGGCGGATAATTCACCAGATCAAGTCCCTCGACAATGGGACTGATTGAACCGCTTGCAAATCCAGCCATTTTCATCTCCCGTTGTCAGGGGTTAGATGGTATCGGCAGCGGGATTCAGAACGCCGCTGGCGTTGATGTTGTTAGCGCAGTAGTTCTCGCAGACGAAGAAGTCGTTGGTGACGGCGAAGATGGCCGAAGCCGCTTCGTTGCACCAGACGTAGTTATCAAACACCTGCCCGGTCCCGGCTCCATCCGATTTCAGGCCAAGTCCGAGAGTGCCGGTGTCATCCAGATTCACGATACGGTTGTCGTGTATCAGGATGTTGGTCGGAATGTCAGCCAGATGGTCGATGACAGACGCAGAGCAATCGACATAGAACACGTTGTTGCGGATAACCACATCCGAACTTGTACCGGTGAAGAAAATCGAACTCGTCATCCCGCCACCGGCTACGCACGAGAAATCGCAGTCCTCGATAATCACATCAGCGATTGTCGTGGCAATGTCAATGTGTTTCAGAAATTCCTGATCGGCGGCAGTATCACGGAACACGCATCCGCTGATTCTCGCGCCGTCAGCAGCAGCCGAAAGGTCTATGGCCTGAACGGTGTTGTCGATACCAGCCACGAACTTCAGGTTCTTCAGCGTGCAGTTGGCCGCAGTCACCATCACCGCGCCATCAGTAGCGGTAGTCGTGAAAGTCGGAACCCGCTGACCCTCACCAAGTCCGATTACCGTAACGCCCTCAGTGGACATGGCAAAGATTGTCGCTCCGGACAGACTTTCGGTATGTCCCGCAGCGACATAAATCACATCGCCAGTGATAGCCACACTCAGCGCATCCGCTATCGCACCAAAGGGCTTCTTGTACGAACCGTCGCTGTTCTGTGCGGCGTTCGCATCGACCCAGTATACTTTGTTATATGGATTCACGAGCGGCTGAACCGGAAGGTTCTGCACCACCAACCCGCCACTGAACCCATGATTAAAATTCGATCCTGCCATTTATTCTCTCCTACGGACGGACATGCCGTCATTGTGGAATACCCGTAGTTCGGATATTTTTTAATTAACTACTTTCAACGAGGTCTTTGAAAACGGTATCGCGGGTTCTTTTTGTAGATAGACAATCGCCTTTGCCAAGAGTTCAACGTTGTCTTTAAAATGACCAAGTGCCTTATTGCAATTCGTGCAAAGCAGTCCGCGAATATCCCCCGTCTCGTGGTTATGGTCTACGGCAAGGGCGCGAGGTTTGCCTGTACTCTTAACCATTACGTGTTCTTGTTTGCCACAAATCGCACATAGTCCATGCTGACCTTTTTCCAAGAGGTTATATTGCAGTATTGACAATCCCAACTTCCGTACGTTTATGGCTTTTGTTTTATCTTGGTTTTTAGTTCTCCACAATTTTGCGTATTCACGCCTGTACTCACCGTCGGAACCGGACCCTTTGACACACTCAACCCATTCACAATTTTCCTTACAATAGTTTTTGTTTTCATCAATTCGGCGTAACTTGTAATCGGGAGATGGTCTTTCTCCTGCGTCCTCTACAAAATTCCAGAAGTCGTGCCACCTTTCACAAAGCAATGATTTGCGAAAGTGTACATACCACAACCAAGCGTGATATAATGGATGCTTTTCTCGCTTGCCCCAATCAGCGGCACGAGTCTGTTCGGTCGATCCATGCCGTTCTACTCGTTTCCTGTGTGTATCGCATAGTCCGTTTGAAACAACCCGCTTGTTGCATCCGGGCATACTGCACGTGTGGCGTATTTTCATTGTCTCGTGTCCTGTAAGACTCGGTGCGGAGTACGCACAGACCTCCGCACCTTCATCATCCAATGCAACGAATTGCCTATTTTCCCGGACTTCCCCATATTCCTTTGGGATCGGTCCATCCCCAACAGGCACGGAACACCGCTTTGTACATCGCGTTGTCCGTCAAGAAATCGTTGTCCTCGTCAAACTTCGGGGCCAGACGCTCGAAATACTTCAGGCCGTCAGGTACGTCGGTGATGAGGAACCACGCATCCGTATCTGTCAGGTACGGGCTTTCGATTACTTCCGGAATGATGCCCATAGCGCGAAGAGCGTTCGGGTCATTCTCGGCAGAGCCGGTGCGCAGCACGCTCTTGGTTATCCTGTACGCCTCAAACGACAGGTCGGACGGGACAAACAGGGTCTTGATACGTGCATTCACGGGCAGACCACGAGAGTCAGTCCACCGGGAAATCGTGATCTTGGCCTGTTCAAGAGCCGCTTCGCTCAGGTCGGCGGGAGTGGTAGGTTCGTTCTGGTACGTTCCGCCAGCACCACCAGCGTTCGGGTGGTCGGTCGCGCACATTTCCTTGCCATCAGCACCCTTGTAGGAACTGTTGAAGGCGCGGTTGAATACGTTGTGCGCAATCGTTTCCTGCGTCACGCGGATGGAACGGCCAAGAGCGCGGGGACTGCGGAGCATCTGCTGCGTAAGCCGATACTGATTGTCCTCGTATGCTTCCATCGTCACGGTAAAGCCCAAGCCGTACTTGGTGTGGGTATACCGCTGAATGAAGCCCTGAGTGATCGTGTCCATCGAAACCGGCGCACCCTCGGTGATTATTGGGGCCAGACCGGTTCCGACAATGCCAGCGTCCTCTTCGTAAGCCTTCGAGGACTTGTTGTACATGAACACTTTGGGGTAAATCGGTGCGTACTCGTTGTAGGACTGTTCATAGATGGCGTTCAGTCCCTGTACGAGCATCTTACTCAAAGAACCGCGAGTAATAGCCATTTCAATTCTCCATTAGCCAGGGATTAAGCGTGAACACCAACTTGTCCAGCCACGTCAGCCGATCCACCAGTGTCTAAGTAGTAGCAGCCGCGTCCGAGTTCGTGGGCGTTGAACGTCACCCACACCTTCGCATGAGCGCCAAGGGCGTTATCCGCACGCTCAACCATCTGAAGGATGTGGAACATCAGAGTAGCGGTAGCGGCCATCGTGCTGTAGTCGAGTTCCATACCGGAGGTCTGCGCCGTGGTGTCAGCACCAGCGGCAGTCAGATCGGCCTTAGCACCGATGTCGCCGTCTTCGAGATCGCCACCCGTGGAAATCTGAGTTTCCATAATCAGGTCGGGGGCGATTGCAACGAGGGCATAACCACGAACAGAGGCAGAACGGATACGCGGTTTCTCAAGGGTCTGAGTCACCGAACTGTCCGAACCGTCCCAATTCTCGAAACCGACAACAACACCGTAGGGCGTGTTGCCAGCGGCAGCGGCGGTCACGGTAGCGAGGCCGAGACTTTCGTTGCCGGAAGCCAGTTTTACAACATCATTCACAGCAAGGGCGGTGGAATCGTCCTCATCCACAAGGCATTTCTGGATGAAGCCGAGATTGCCAAGCCCTCCACCAAGAGTGCCAACGGGCCTAAACCCATTGACTCGATCAGTATTTGCCACTTTAAAAACTCCAGGTTACGATTAAATGCGTCTTTCAACTTCCGATTCGTAACCCTCGACCTGGAGCGCCAGCGGACTGATATTGCCATCCGGACCTTTGATGCCGCGAAGACCTTTCGGAGGAGCGACAAGATTAGCCATCTTCCTGTCCTCTTCCTTCTGTCCTTCGGCGCGGTCCTCATCGTACCAGTCCTTGCGCTTGCGCATCAGGACGGCCTTCATGGCACTGCCATCGGTTTTTACGCCGACATGCCGGGATGTAGCTGAACCAAACTGACTCGGACGGTTTACGTCCCCATCGACATCCAGTGTGGCTGTCTGATCGGGGTCAACTTCCCATCCCTCTTCTTTTAATCCAGCAATGCGCATCCCGTCCTGTACGTCATTCACCCATCTGCGTTCAAACCCAGGAGTCGAGGGTAAATCAAGAACATCTCTTTTGAAGGGCTTGCGTCTCGGTCTGCCGCTTGGAGCGTTGCCGCGTGACAATTCCTGAGTGGGAGCGTCCTCACCTTTCAGGTCTGCCAGTTCGCGTTCCAACTCCCGGCGTTCCTTCAACTCAGCCACTTCCTTGCGCAAATCCTCTATGGATTTTTCTTCACCCTCTGCGGGTTTCTTGGGCGCTTCTGTTACTGCCGTTTCGGGGGTAGGCTCTGTAGCCTTGCTTGGGTCATGCACTTTTATTCCAACTTTCTTGGGGTCTAAGGGATTCAAGGGCATGATGACCACCTTGAGTCCGTCTTTTTCCATTTTGGAGCGGACTATGTTGGCATACCGCGTGTCTATCGGGTTGCCATCCGCCTTGACGTACAGACCGCCCTTGAAGGACAGTGCGTAGGTTTTGCAAATGTCTATGGACATGGGGTTATCCTCTCAGCTTGCTGTAACCGGCAAGCCACTTTTCGCGGGTCATTCCCTGGACTTCAGCTACCGTAGAGTCACAGGCGGCTTTCTCTTCCGGGGTGAGTTGGGAATAGGTGATGTCCTTACCACGCCGACTGCCGCCGACTGCGTTGCCCTCAACATCCGAGATGGCCTTGCGTTCCTTGCGTTCACCGGCATCATCATCTTTCGGAGCGGCGGTATTGGCCTGCCGTATCCCGGCGAACTTGTACTTCTCTTTCAGTTCCGGACGGCGCAACTCGATGTAGTCGGCAACTTCGCGGTCGATTTTGGCAAGGCGGAACTTGGGTGAGAGGTCTTTGTACTGCGTGTTGAGTTCTTCAACGAGTTCAATCACGTCCGAGACATCCGCATCAGCACCTTGGCCTTCTGGCCTGTACCACGGGTTGTCGGTCAACCACTGCGAGATAGCGGGGTCAGCCGCATTGCCACGCGAGGGCGCGGTTTCCTTGAGTTCGCTTATCTTCGCATCTATTTCTTCAACCTTGTCAGCATCGCCCTCTTTGATGGCCTCTACCTTCATGGCCTTGAGTTCGGAGTGAACCTTATCCTGTTCCCGGCGGTTCATTTCATCGAAATGCTGCGTGACCTGATTGAGTTTCTGCGTCAACTGGTCAACCTGCCGTTCAAGATTTTTATTCGCGTTCTTGGTAGCCCCGTTGATAATCCACTGAGCATCCACAAACTTGTACGGGTCAACCCATTCACGGTCGCCCTTGTGTTCGTTCTTGGGCTTCCAACCATGCGAAGATGCCAGTTTCACTACATCACTGTCGGGTGTATATCCGCCATAATCTTCTGTATTGTCGCCGTCCTTGGCATCTCCCCCATCTTCCGGCGGGAAAATCCGATCTCCAACTTCGAGGGGTTTCTTTTCATCAGCCACGAGTCACCCCCGCTTCCTTGTCGCAAACCCAATAGACATCCTCGTCATTAATCACCCGGTATTTGCTGGTGTCGCCTAAAAACACGACTTCCTTACCAGCATAGCGCACGAAATGAATTATGTCGCCAGCTTCGCACCACGGATGGCTGTCGCCGTATCCCATAAAAGCGTTTTCTCCCACGCACAACACCTTGGCCCGTTCACAGGCCTCTCCGTGTTGTTCGGGAATAATAATGCTTCCGACTTTTTCTTCTTTGGTTTCAACTCGCACAAGGAGTCGGTGTCCTGCCGGTCTTCCGGGAGGGCAGTCCTCAGTGCGGGTTTTCATTGTTTCGCGGGTGAGTAGAGGGGTTTTCTGCATGGCTGTCGCCTTCTGGATAGGGGTAAAATAAAAAAGGCCCGGACAGGAGAGGTTTTATCCTCTTCCATCCGGGCTATCGAATGGTCGCCCTTTGGGGCGAGATTCTTAGTGCCGAATCTTTACTACAATATGTTCACGCGGCGGGCGGCTCCCACAACGCTAAAGAGTCGCAACGGGGGGGGTGCGGGACAAAGCCCGCCGCGTAATTTACTTTGCTATCACCTTCAGTTCGGGCTTTTTCTGTATCTGAAGAATCTCGGTCGTCTGGCACTCGCACAACCGGATACCACCATCTCCAAGACTTACGGTAAAAACCACACGCCCGTTCAGCTTGTTTCCTATCTCCGCATCAATCTTTTCCTGTATCAAACGGAAAAGTTGAGAACGTTCCATATTCTCTCATCTCCAATATAATATAAAAAGACCTTTTTGTCAAGAGATAACGGGATTTATTTTTTCATCGGCTTCCATCGTTAGGACATCGTTCAGGGCGGCACAATATCCAAAAGCCTCTGCTGTCAAGGCTTGCGTGCGTTCTGCGCTGTTTGCGTCCAGAGTTTGACCGCGCCGCATGTAATCGCCTTTCTCATCGCGGGCTTTTCGGACTGACGCTAAGATATGCTGCGTCAGGATAGCCGACTTCCACGCCTCAAAATCTTCCTTGCTGATGCCTTCCACCAGAATCATTTCTTCGCTCCCGTCGCTTTGGGTTTCGGCTTGCTTGCCGCAATCTTGACCTGGTTATCTGCCATCTTATCCTGAACTTCAACCTTCTTTCTCTTTGTGTCCGAATCCGCGATTTTCGCTGCGGCATCCACCTGCGCCTTGAGTGCCTTGTCCTTGATGCCTTCCTTCTTTTCCAGCAACTCAAGTTTCAGTTTCATCAGTTCCAGAGGAAGCTTCTGCAACTCCATACCCATCTTCATGTCTTCGTTCTTCAACTTCTTGGCATCCAGTTCAAGTTTCATTCTGTCCAGTTCAACCTTCGGGTCTGTCGGTGGTTGCCAATCGGGTGGAGGAAGTATTGCGTCAATGTCTTCCTGTCCCAACGCCTCAAGATAGCGGAGGTCTATGTTCCTCTGAACTTGCCACGGGAAGCCGCGCTGCGCCGACCACTGCTGCAACTGTTCCGCCTTTATCAGTTTCTCGACAACAGTTACTTCCTCGTTCGCACTCACCGGAACCACGTCCAGCGATTCGGTGTTGTACGCCGCGCCGGATATGGTTCTGTCCTCCGTCTCAAACAAGCGGAAGAACTGTTCCTCGGTCGCGGACATATACCGGGCATTCAGGTCGAACAGCAACTTGAACTCGTCTTTCAAGCCCTTGAACAGTCTTCCGATCGCCGCCTTGTAGAACTTTAACCCCTGTTCGATCAGGGCGAGTGTCGTGCTGGCGGGCTGGTTGGATGTGCTGTGTTCTCCGGTCAGGACATCCACGCTGTTTCCAAGCCGCTCAGACGCCTCAAGCAGAAGCCCAAGAACACTGAACAAAGTCTGACTCGGTTCGCGGGCCGGAAGCATGAATATCTTCTTGTTGATGTCATCGACCGAATCGACTACTTTCTTCTCATTCGGCTGGAATGTCACCAAACCGCGCCCGGCCCCTAAATCACGCGACACGAATCCGGCGTTCGTGTTGTACCACGTCCCGGCATCTATCGTCTGGTTGATGATACTGTTAATCAGGACGCTCGGATGCAGAAGTAGTTGCCCGAAGCCGTAGCCATAGATGTTCCTGTCCGGGGATGGCATAAACAGATACCGCACGAAAAACTGAATTGGCTTTATTCTGGCTATGCGCTTCTCATCCGCTGTCAGGACGATTCCGCGCTCATCATAGCGCGGGCGGATGCGCAGAACCTTTTCAGAATCCTGGTGAACGGTCACGATGTATGGCTCATCCAGACCGTCATCATCCAAGTCAAGCCAACGGTGCTGTTCCAGAAGAACGAATGACGGGTCTTGTTCTTTGATGTCACCCGTCTCGGCCTTCTGGTCTCCATGCCCCAAGTCTATCTCAAGGAAAATCCCCGCACGCTGGCGCTCCACTATCTCGCGCTTGGACAACTCGAACACGTGCGTGATACGCTTTGCCGACTGCATGTTCCGGGCTTTGTAGTTTATTACTATGTCCATCGGGGAATAGTATTCAGAGGCATTGCGCTGGTTCGGGATGTCGCGGTACACCTTCTTGAAGGCGCAACCCATGATCGGCAGCGCCAGAAGCATGGAGTCCTGTTCGCCAAGCCAGTCATCCATCTCGTCAAGTAACTGCCAACTCATGTGTTCACCAACAAGATCGGCTATTTTTGCCTTGATGCCTTGTGGGTCGGGACCGTTGACACGGCACTTCGTAGCGCGTTGCGCTTTTGTCATCAGGGGCAGGCTGCGGGAGTTGAACTGTATCGCCGCCTGTGCCATTAGGGGATAGATGGCATTGCTGGCCCCGTCCCACGGGAAAGTCTTTCTCTCAGCCAACAGACGGACAAGTTTGTCCGCTATTTCCATCTGAGTTTCCCAATCCTTGCGGCTTTCCTTGTCTATCTTGAACTCGTCACAGACAAGATGCCCGATCTCATCCAACTCGCGCTGCCCGTCTACATCGTTGAACTTGTCGGCTATGTTCAGTTCACCGATGAAATCGAGAAGTTTCTTTACACCCTTGTTGCGTTTTACTTTTTCGGGATTTGCAACTTCCATTGCCATTGCGTAAATCTCCACTGCATAAGAAGAGTTGTCTATAAGAAGACATTAATATCCGGTTATCGGGTTACGAGAAGAGTCTGCCTTGCGTGTCGCCCTTTCATGTTCTTGGTAGTCATACTCGTCTTGGATCATCTGGCGGGGAATAACCTTCTGTGTAAACGAGATGGCCAGAGAGTCGGCGTTGTCGGGGGAGGCCAATCCACGCGCCTTCATATCTTCTTTTTTCTCAAGGATGAGTCTGTCTACGCGGTCATACGAATATTCTATTCCGGTGAGGTCATCTATCAATTCCTGACGCTGTTCTTGCGGGATTGCACTCATGTCCGCCTTTTCGAGCCACCACCGCATTTCTCCCCAACACTGCGCCCTCTTATTTGCGAACTGCTTATCCGATGACGAGTGCGCCCCGTTGTGTTCTTGCCATTGCCTGCCGAGTTGCCTACCCCGATCAACTACACCAGCGCCAATACCGACAACATCAACAAATACAGCATCCGGCTCTTCCTCGTCTTCAAATCTCGCCGTCAGTTGCGCCACTTCCATCGTGTTCAGGCCGCGATACTTCTTCTTCCAGAACAGTTTCAATCCCTGACGCAGCGTGAATACGGTGGAATCATCCCCGTACCGCGCCACATCGACCGAAAGAATTTTTGCCGCGTGTCGGTAGGTGTCGGGGGATATTTCTCGCCTGAGGGCATCTTCAACTGTGTTTGTCGCAATGAACTGTAGAGAAGCCTGTTTTGGAGGAAGTCCGCGAACGCGCACCCGGACATAATCGCTGTCAATCCCGTAGTCATCAATCCACTGCTGGAATAGTTTCTTGTTGGCTTTTTTCGCGGTACGAGAATCAACCGAGAACGTCTTCCAGCGATGCCGTTCTTTGTGGAAGCAATCAAAAAATCTACCTGATGCGCGGGTCATGTTGCCGAATACCAGCCATATCGCGCCCGGAGTGGTCATCGCCCCGGATATAGCTTCCCAAATTATGTTGGCAATTCCACTCGCTTCATCGAAAATTACCCCTACATATTTCTCATGCAGACCGGCTATGGCTTCGGAATTATGCTCTGACCACGGAATCGCCATCGCATATTGAGTTTCTTTTCTGCCAAGAAACCGATACGATGTTGCCGTCCATTCAAAATGGTGTCCATTTATCGCAAGGGCTTTCCACTTTGCCAACTCGCGCCACGTCTTGTCGGACAACTGCGCTTGGGTATTGGCGGTAACGTTAAGGTGGGCGTCCGGGTAAGTGCTTTCAAACCAATGAATTATCCACGCCACAAGACAAGTTTTGCCCGGCCCATGACCGCTGGCGGTGGCTATCTGAACTATCTCGCGCTTGCCCTCGTGACATTCTTTGATTTGCTTCCCAAGTTCTGTCAGATATTCAGCCTGCCACGTATCGGGGCCGGTTTCGTTTTCTAATAGCGTCCCTTGTTTCTGCCACGGATATACAGCCATGACAAAGCCAAGCGGGTCTTCGCAGAACTGAGCCAGATACTTTACGAGTTCGTCATCCGCTCTCGTTGCCTGAAATGCCATGTCGCGCTCATAATTCCTCCGTTAAAAAGTGGCTAAGAATTACACAAGATAGGGACCAATATATATTTTTATATCGTTTAACCCCTGTTCTTTGAAATTTTTATCACACCAATCTTTGAATTTATATGAGAAATCTATTGCATCTTTATTGTTGTTGTGGAAAACACCCCATCCAGAATAAATAGTAGGGTCACACCCCAACTTTATTTTATCTAAATATGTTTTCTTATGATAGCGCATGAATCTTTCGGACTCAAACTGTAGTTCCGGGGTGATTATAACAACATTGTTATTATCCCATTCTTGAATAAAATGCGCGTATGATCTCGGATGTTTACCGGGGAAAATATTTAATTTTTGTTGCTTTGTTTCGAGATCGGATTGTAAATTAAACACCGGAACAGCCGCAGCAACCGTAAGCGTCTTCTTAAAAAATCCAGACCTATTCATTTCCTGCTCCCGTTATTGGCGGCTAAAAAAATTCACACATCGTCTTCGTTCCATTCTTCCTGAAACAATTCATCGCGATACATTTGCAAAAGCATTTTAATAAAAACAAATTCCAGGGCATCGTATTTGCCCTTTTCAAAGCGACCCACTTGGTCGTTAAACCACGCCACACCTCGCTTGCTTGTTTCTTTTTGCCTTTGAAATGCCCAAATCCTCATTGCGCCGAACCCATTCATCATCAGTTCTCCTTCAGCCTTGTAACCCCGGTCGAATGCCCGATCCACACGCACTTACCGCTGTCGGGATACACACAGAAAATCCGGTACTGCGGAAGGCTGTCCCCGGTGGTTTCAGGGAAATACTTTCTCCATGTGCTGATAGGGTAGGGGCGGTTCGGCTTGTACGCTGCGAGTCCACTGTCTGTTGCCACCCACATGGTCGTATCTTCCGCGCAGAAGGCCAAATCTTTTACCCGGTGATTCGGAAGGCTATCCGTCCAGTCCGTCCATGTGGTGTCGCCATCAAACTGGACAAGTCCGTCATCCCCGCCGAACCAGATACTTGAATCTCGCCCGGATACGGCAATGGTATAACAAACATTACCATTCAATCCGCTATTGACAGTAGTATAAGTTATCCAATGGTTATCTATTAGACGACTAACACCACCATTGGTGGCTATCCAGAATGAATGTGTAGAATCATGAACCATATCGTAGACCTTATATCCAGCCAGACCACTCGTGGTAGTCAATTTAGCTTCTACCGTGTCGGCCCACAGCCACAAGCATTGCTCACCAGCTCCCCAGATCAATCCATCTTCGGATGAGTCGGGACACAACATAGTAACTTCACTATCTGGTAAAATCGGATATGTAATCAGCGAATCGGACGTAAAACTGAAACCGGAGTGTTGAGTTAAGCCGACAGGAGAAGCACTAAACAGATCACCAGCAACCGTTGTCACCACAGAAAGAATGTTATTTCTGGACTTCTGAGCAAAACTTGAATCATCATAAATATATCTCAGGCATGAGTCACCACTCTGTTTATATAATCCATGCGCCGTTCCCCACCAGACACGTCCGGTCAAATCCGCAGTTATCGACCTAACGGGATTGCCTATAACAAGAGTATCATCCAGGGTAGAAAATGTTACCCATGCCGTCGTTGTTACCTGTGCCAATAGACCGGAACAGAACCACAAAACCAAAACCACCACAAACGTCTTCCTCATTTTAATATCCCGATGTCAGAAATTTTATCCCACCTCTTGACAAACCACCAAAACCTCTATATTGTTAATTCAAAACGCTTCGCATTTCAGGGGGTTCGATATGGAAACACAGACAAAGCGTTCAAAATCAAGACCTTCGCTGAAACTTATTCAGGAAATCGAGGCGCTTAAAAACACAATAAACCTTCAAAATGAAATTATCCGCGCTTTTCCTCAGACCGTTATCTGCCCCTTCTGCACGTCTGAATTGAAAATCAATGTCAAGAGCGAAGCGCAGTAACTATCTCATCCACGGCCTTCTCAAGCACTGCGAGACCAGCGTTGTTTGCCATGACAACATCGAAGTCATCCCGACCATCCAGTTCCGTCTCGCTCGGGTCGTTTATCGGCGGCTGACCACGCGCAATCAAAGTCTCTGCCGTACATTCAAGGCGGACGGTCAGATAACCGTTATCCTTGAAAAATTGCAGTTCGTTTAAAAACCTGCAATCAGTTACTATGGCATGGTCTTTGTTCGGAAGCCGTTTTATCCAGTAGTCCTTATCTTCCGAGCGATGCCGTTTTCCAAGCGAAATGAGGGCGTCCCTGATCTGTGGACTAAACGATTTTTGCTCGTCGATTAAAATGACCTTTTGGTATTCCGGTATACTTCTCCCGATAATGTTTTCTGACATCATCAGATCAAAATATGTCACCTTCAGTGCATCGGCCAGAGCTTCTCTATGCCAGTCACCACCAAGACGGTCTATCAACATCTTACATATCAAGTCTTTACCAGACCGGGCCTTGCCCGACAAACAGACTCCGCGAAACTTGGGGATCATATCGGTGGCGTCAACAGAATGACCATCACCGCCAAACCTGATTTCTATCTTGCAATCACGGCACGTTGCGGACAAAACTCCGACTTGATCTCTTGCGGGTTTGGGGTTGATTGGTTCGAGACATGATGGACACCTGACCTTTTTGTCGGCGTCAACGAAATGGTTTTCCGGTTTTATCATTTTGCTGGAGTCGGCAAAATGATACGCCGGTTTAGAATCCGGGCTATCTTGCATTCCGATTGCAGATTTGCCGATGCCGTTGTGGTATGCCGCCCCATTCCGCGTGTGTTCTATCTCTTCCAGTTCTTCAATCTGTCGCCTAACGCGCAGCCAACTCCCCTCAAACCTGACGGCCCGGTCGTCTATGAAATACTTGGCCGGTGGCTTGCCGGGGTTCTGGTGATCGAACACGGGGGCATCATTGATATAGTCAAAGGGCATTTGATTGTCTTCCAACCAGTCCCATATCTTGTCCTTGTTCCCCCGCGTTGTCCAGACGCATATCTGGAAACCTTTATCCCGCAGCCAGTTCAATCCTTCACGCGCTCCGGGAATTGGTTCTCCGAAGTTGTCAACGCCCTTCCAACCGTCATACTTGGCTATTGTGCCGTCAAAATCCACACACACAAGCGGTCTGCCGGTATAGTCAGACATCTATTTTTTCTCCTTGAGAATGCTGTCTTACGGCGCCACAAACCAGAGTAGCAGAAAAAGCAACAGGGCCGTGGTCTTCATCAGTAGTCGTTCTCCCTGACCAGATGCGTCCACTGGTAAGCCTGCGGCTCCACCTTGCTTACCCGGCCATCGCAGTCAAAGTGCAGGGTCACTATCCAGAAACCCACCTGCGGGAACAGTCCCTTGTCCCGGAGATACGGCGTCTGGCTCTGGAAACAGGGGAGTCCGAACACATGACTCCCGGCCATCGGCATGTACATGGAAAGGTGATAATGCCCGACCGCCACAACATGCGGGTACACGGCACGCGGGTTGTATTCTTCTCCCGCGCCGCCAGCATCTATCAGGTGCATGGCATGTTCCATCAGTGCCGTGTTGTACTTCTGGATGTGGTAACTACGGGCATAGGCCACCCCGCCAGTCGGGTGTCTCAACCGGCAATGTATCTGCCCGTCATGCCCGAATACCGCTTCGTCGCCCTTGCGCTGGACAAGATCGTGTCTGCGTTGGCAGACATTCCGCACGAGGTTGTAGCCGAACATCTTGACAAAGATCGTGTCGTGCGTTCCGGCGTCCAGGATGTACGTCTTGAACGGGGCTTGCGGGTAGACATCTGTGATGTAGTCAACCAGATCATCGGTGTTGGCGTTGTACCACTGTTCGTAAATCATGCCTTTGTGCATCGAGGGGTGTCCGTCTGACAAATCGCCACCGTGCATCCCGAACGCACAGCCTTCTTCTGCGGCGATATGATACGCGGTATGGAGTAGGGTGGGCTGCTGGTACTTACTTCCGAAATGCGAGTCCGAAACCATCAGGAACTTGAGTTGGTTCTTGAACAAGTCGCTGACATTTATCCACGAGAAATCGCGCTTAGTTTCCCGGCGCAATTCAACCTGCCGCGTGCCTTCGTCTATCTCTATCTCGTATCCTTCCTGGTGGAGTTCGTCTATCAGCCGGACAACTGTTTCCTTGCTTCGGTCAAGCTGGCGGGAAATCTCGCCGACCGACACCGCGCCGACCTGCGCAAGCGACATCACTTTCTGCTTCAGTTCTGAGTCCGGGGAAGCCTTGATCGCGGACGGCCGGAGATTGTTTTCCAGCGCGGAGATTACTTCTGCCGGACAGGTGCGGGAACCTTTCAGATACCGCCTGATGCTGCGCTCATCCGACCCGCACATGGTAGCCATCTTGCGGGAAGACAAACTGTACATCTGTTTCAGGTCTGCCAAACGTGCGTTCGTGTCTGCATACTTGTCTGTCAACTGTCCCTCCGTGACAAGGGAAGAAAAATTCAAATAGCCCTTGCGGGGTAGAACCGCGCTCTGAGTCAAAGGGCTTGTTTTAATGGGTTGCCGGGGGATTGGCCTTCCGGTCATTTAGCGGTAAAGCAAGTCCACCTCTTGTATCGCCTAAGCGCCCCGGCTGTTGTTTTAAGGCTGAAGCCGCCCGAAAAGAAACGGCTTCGTAACTCCTGCTACGCATGGTAGTGGAGCAATTCTGTTGGCTTCGGGCCGGATTTGAACCGGCAAGGACCGCCACGCTAATCAACGGTTACAGAGGATAGCGTTCCTCTTTCTGTACGGGCTTCACCTACAGGGAGCAACCCCCGCCTTCTCGCCACGCCGCCGAAGCCATGTCTTACAATCTGCGAAGTTGTTTCTCAATCGCGCCGAGACAGTGTTCTATATCGTCACAATCAATATCAAGACGGCCCAAAAGAAAACAGGGGGCGGGAGTGGTACATTCGGGAGCGCCAGTTACACAAGGTTCGCACCCTCGAATTTTGTCCACCACCGAATCACATAGGGCTGAAATTGACTGCGCCCTGTCGCGGAGAGACGAAACGCGGTCAACCCGTTCGCACAAGGCGAAGGCCGGAGTAAAGGGAACTTCAGCTGTAACGCACGCATTCGGATTCGCAACCATCTTTCCTCCATTGTAGAAATTCACATCCCGCATACACAATTAACACGCACAACCAGAATATTATTACACATCCATACCACAGATTTAATAGTTTATTCATGCGTTATTCTTCATCCACTCGCGCAACTCTTCCATTAACTGCAATACTTGATGCTTGTTTAACAAAAAAGCATTTCTTGAAACCCATTCCGGATCGAAATAATCCAGTTCTTTTATCTCTATAACAAACAATCCTTGCACTTCATCTGGCAGTGTTTCCAATCGCACATCTTCATCGCGGATAATCATTGTTCACCACCGCTTTTAGCGATAAGTTCACCATTAAGTTGAAATTCAAATGTCTCACCAGCCTTTATTGCGCGTGTTGTTCTATAGTGTTTTCCATCCCACCTTAATGGCGTTCTATCGGTTGGGAAACCCATAAAAGGCAATGGAATATCATCATCGTTTTGTTTTGGGTGTAGTGCCATCATTATTCACCACCCTGTTTGTTTAATTCATCTATCCTTCTTGATACTCTTATCACATTGCCAATAAGAGGACAATCTGAGGTAAAATCGTCTTTATGTTCAAGGTGTTTATTCGTAATGGCGCACATCGGATATTCACAATAATCAAATGTACTAAACGGACAACAAATACATTCTTCAACTTCTATCTGCATCATCTTACGGCCCCACGTTCTCCATGTTTATTGGTTCAGACTCATCCCAAAAATCAGGAGTGTCATCGTCTCGACCACACTGCAAACACACACCATGCTTGATGATGCCGTGGCAGATTTTACAAAAGTCCACGGGGCATACCTCCCTGATACTGTCCGTCATATATCCCACCCGTGTTTACGCGGCGAAAGAATAGAAGCCAACCGAATGACACGCGGCATGAACTCCATCGTTCTGGATATAGACATCCCGTTCAACTCTCTCTTGTGCTTTTTAATCCAGAACCGTGCCGCCTTGTACTGTTTCCAAGTCAGCCCCTTAACCGGACTATCCCGTAGATACGTCAGTCCACCACGCAAAGAAAGCTTTCTAAGCATCATTCGCTCCACTCGTACTGGTTAGGGGGAAGTTCCGGAACAGAAGTCTTTTTCTCTGGTCGCCAACCCAACTCTCGCCAGTAGTCGCCATCTATGCTGTTGTCGATGACAGACTTTAAAATGTTATGAGACATCCTTGTAGTTCTCCTTTCGCCCCACTATCCCATCTCTACGGTGTATGTACAACTGACACCCGAAACCACGCGCCAGAACCCGCCCGAAATTCAGCGCCTGACGCCAGAAGGGAAACACCCGGATACATCTGTCCTCGCCAGCCTTGCGAACTCCCCACCCGCTACGGCCATCCCGGATTCTCCGTACCAAGTGAAGTTCCTCGTCTGAGTAACGCATTTAAAATTCCTCCCGGCTTTCAACGCTTCCATCGCGGCGATGAATGTAGATAGCGCCGCCGTGCTTAGAACACATCTTTCTGGCATATTCAATTGCATCCTTGTAGTCAAAAAAGATTTTAGAGCATCTGCAACATCCGTGTTTTCTGACTCCCCACATGCCTCGCCTTGTCGCGGAGATTGAATATTTAACCTTCATATCGACTTCACCACAAAAGGCGGGGCGGAATTGGAATCAAAGGCTGCCGCCGTTGCAAGCGCACGCAAAATTCTTTGTTCCGGTTCTTCTGCGGCGGAGTTGTACAAAGAGCCTAACATATAATTACTACCAGAGCCGATGGCGTTATATTCACATAACACTTCAGTGACGGAAAAATCGTCACAAATCTCAAACAGTCGCCCTTTTACACCAACCAAAAGATGTCCAGCCTCTTCTCTGTTGTTTTCAATCTTCATCCAACCGCTTTCTTTTATTGTTTCTCTCAATACCGGTATAAATATTTTAACCATGTATTCAAATGCGTCTTCAAACTTATTAATTATAGGGGCTTTGAAGTTGTGTTGAACGATGTTTGTAAATCTGTAATCCCCGGCACATCCACAAAGAACTGGCCCATTCAGAAAAATCTTGTTTTCCGCCAGCGGCATTTTTAGATTGCCGTAGTTTATTTGGCTATCCGCGCCCATCCAGACCTTGCCATCTTTCGCTATGCCCACTATCGCTGTCATTATTTAGCCAACTTTCTCCAGATGGATTCATATTTTCCCAAAAGGCGGAACGTCCATATCAAGCGAATATGGGCTATATTGATACCGGAATATACACTTTTTGCTGTACTCAGAACCGTGTTCGATTAAGTAGTTTGCCTGTTCTCGCAACCATTGCGCGATAGCAACCCTACCTTCAGGAGTCATATCGCTGGCATTCTTAATCGTCACAATCGCCGCAGTTTCAAGTTTAACTTTCATTCTTTCTCCGTCTTGTAACCGTTGAAATCAACTTCCTGCCATCACCTGTCGTGGCCCATCCGGTGTGTTCTCAATCAAAACCGTTTCGAGCGGTGTCCCGCGCATTGCGGCCTTTAATACCAACAGCGTCTTCGGAAAGGGGTCTCTTTCGTGCCCGCATATCTGCCGTCGAGTGGAGCGCGGAAGTCTGAACCAGTGATCCCGACAGAAAAGCACGTTGTCTTTTATCTGTGTGGTGCATCCATCTACTGGACAAGTTCTCATTGTTTTTCAACCGGCTCGTAGGTGGATTTAAAAATATCCGGCTTGCAGAAATACAGTTCTCCCTTGACCCCCCGAATCAAAAAGTCACCAACACTACCCCGCATTGTTCCTTCCAGGGTATCGACTTCAGACGTCTCGGTTATCTGGATAGCCTGTATAACTACTGGCTTCTTCCTGAAATCCAACATTCCGTCCGGAACGGCAGTAATCTTTTTCATTCCTTGTTCTCCTTGTAACCGTTCGCCTTCAGGAGCTTCAAAACCGTCCCCGCAAGCTCAGAACATGCTCTTTAGGAAGTCTAAGCATCGGACCCATCCCTTAACTTCTCAAATTCCATTGTCCGTTCCGCCAGCCACTCTTCTGCCATCCACGGGCAGGGGAAAAGCGGAAACGCCAAGTTGTCCACCGAAAGTAACTTGTCGGAAATCTCCTGTATCTTCCCGTCCAATTCAGTGCTTGGCATTCTTGACCTTCTTGGGCTTGTGCGACTCATACTTGTCTGGCTGTGCAGGCTTGTTTCCCGCAGTCCTTTCTTTCTTTCCATCCTGTAGGTGCTTCAATTCTATTTCCATGCCGCCCAATTCCCGCCTTGCGTCATACATGACCGTATCAAGTCGGCAATCAACAAATGCTGTCAGTATCTCTCTCGGCCACTCCACCATCCGCTCGTATCGGTATTCCGCACCACGCCACAACGAAACCTTCCCATCTTCCAGCGCCAGATGACAGAAGTTACCCGCTTCATCCCCGAAACTCATCATCGCTTCGGTTCTGTGACCGCCATTCGGCTTCCTGAAAAACACCACCGGCTCTTCAAGCTTCTGCCACATCGGTTCGCTCCCCTGCTATATGGTGGGTTGACCACCCGATTTTTGACGGTAGGCTTCTCCGTAAGCCATGAACCGCCTGAAATTCTTCTCCGCGTAAGCATCCTTTTTCGTGCTGGTGATGCCCTTCTCTCGCATCTTGGCTTCCAGCCAGCCCAACTTGCTACCAAGTTCACAACAAAACATATATCTCGTCTCGGCGCGATCCCCGCGCTCACCACGTATGAAAATCAGCCGCTTATACTCGTTGCGGCGTAGCATCTTCATCACCAAGGCTACCACCCGGCGCAACTCAGACTCAGTGTAATCGCCGTTCGGCTTGCTCTTGTACAGGTCGTCAATCTCTTTCAACAGCCACTTCATGCGTTCCATTGTGAAGTGTAACCCCGCGTCTCTTTGTTTTATCGCCCTTGTATCCGGATAAAATCATGCGGATCGTTTTTTCTTCATCGCCTTCCTTACTGTTCCACACAGACGCCCCAATTCATTCAAGTCTCTCTCGTATTCATCTCTTGGATAACCGGAAAAATCATCATCAAAAATTCTTCCCTCATCTTGAAGTACAGGCGCATAGCCCGTAAGCCACAATCGTCACGTTTTTGCCTATCTATCTTCACCACCTAAGCGTCCCGCTATCAGGATAAAAGCATCTGTTTGTCTTTTTATTCCACGTTCCCCGCCCGATAAAGACGGGGAACGTGGGTTATTTCACACACATCCATGTGTCATATCACACACTACTGAATTCTGAAACCTATATCGTCACTCCCAAGTACATCCGATGCGCCGAATCCGGTGTCAGCCACCGGCGTGCTTATTACTCCATCCGGCCCGGCAGAGATAACCCATACCGCTTGACCCGGTTCCCCCAATGCCGCCACGTTGCAGATGTACTTGTGGCCCCACGGATCGGGAGGGTCGGAACTGACAATCCCGCCACGGAAACCAAAACTGCCGGGGTCTTCGACCTGTGGCGCTCTTGTATACAGACTGTCCGATGTCGTGGTGCGGCTCGATCCGTTAATCAGGTGGTTGGTGAAATCCTCCACACTTCCAGGAGCCACCGTCCCATTGGTGAAAGCCGCGCTGGACCAGTCGCTTCCGGACCCCATCTTTGGGAAATCACCGCCCCGGCTTGCCAGAAAATCAAACTTGTTCCCCGCAGTATCGGGGTTTGCCGCCTTCGCACACCGGGGGAATACCCCCGTATCCGACTTGAACCGCATTATCGCACTCGCCAATATCTGAACATCACTCTGCGCCCTCGCAAACCGCCCCTGGGCTATGTTATTTAACACACCCGGAGCCACAGCCGCCGATAATATCGCCACCAGCGCCACCGCAACGATAATCTCTATCAGCGTAAATCCGCGATTCCCTGGATGTCCAGCCATTTCTACATCTCCCGCGTTGTCTTTAACTAAAAACCAAGAATGTCCAGGTTTATTTTCCCATAAGCATCCCCCGGTTTTCACGTTTTAAACGCAGAAAGGTATAAAACCCCGCTTATACCCAAGCATTTAACGTGCCAGAAGACGCCATTGCGCTTATTTGTTCATTTCAAAACACACCCACCATCACAATTCGCAGATATTGTATCAAAATATACAAATATTACCCCTCAACACTATCCCAAACTGAGGCTGAAGATTAAATACCCTCTTCCTTCCCACTACAATGCAAAAGTTTCTGAACACCTGAACGCATTAGCTCAATTCTGGGCAACGATCTCTAAAATCACGTATCTTTTCCTGCCCGAACAAAGATCGTTCAGCCACGAGCCTCCTATAAAGAGATAAAGGCATCCTCTTGTCCTGTTTGAAAGTTAAAATCACCCATCTACTTCCCCGGAATGGATGAAGCGACGATTCTTAGCATTAACAAACCGCCCTCATCAGCCAGACCAGAGCGGATGGCGTTTCTGGTTATCCTTATCCATGTAGCCATCCGATCCCGAAACCCCTTCGGCGTGCCACACCGGTACAATCTAAAGCTCCTTGGCATGGCAAAACTCCTTACTCTTCGTCAGCCGCAAGACGGAACCTAATCAACCATTGATCCTCCACATCAACATCATCCCCATTGGCAATAACGTACTTCGCACACCTAAACGTATCCATGTCTATGGCCCACAACGTCTCCTCGTCAGTCGGGTCCACCAAAAGGGGATAGTCACTATCCGGAGAAGAAGAAACGGCTATCCGGTACTTCTTGGTTAGTTCCGTCAATTCACCCAAAAACCCCAATATGGATTCACGTTTCATTGCTCAAATCTCCAAAATGCAAGTCTCGGATAAACGACAGGAGAAAAGGACACCTAATATCTCCGGCCCCGCGCCCGCTCTATGATCCGACCCGAAATGCCGTACCCATCCTCACCCCTACAGCCACAGCCGATACGAATGTTAAAATCATAACTCACCGAGCATCCGCATTTATCACATACCAAAACTCTCGACGGATGATTGGCCTCTTCCGCAATATGACCCATGCCATCATGCGCCACAAAACCCTTAATCAGTATCAACTCACATCTACTACACGGCCTTGGCATCCATGGAACCTTCGCCCCAAGAACCACAAAACCATCACTCAACCAATCGACCCGTTCGCCACAGTAAAAACAAACATGCTTCAATTTGTCGGTCATCTAAAAACACCCCGCTCAAAGAAATGACAAGAGAGATGGGTTCCCTTATGGTTCCATCCGGGCCGACTTGCCCCCCTCCGGGGTCAATTTTCGCTCGATGCCCGCCGGGAAGCATTCTTTTTCGGCCAGTATCTTTCCCCGCCTCAATGTCGAATCTGTCGCCCGTTTGTATCCAGTGCTGTGCATACAGCATGATCTTTTCAGGTGTCCAGTACATGCCCTTATCCTGTCTCAATTCCCGTTTATATACATAATCGGGAATTGATAAGCCTTGTATCTTGTTGCTATGTACTGCCTTATGTGTTTTGCCCTGTCTTGCACCTGAAAAATCAGGTCTGAACTGTCAGCATGGCAGGGAAAACTTGACTTTTCCAGGTCTGGATGATATGATTAATTGTCGCATCTAACCTTTAACCTGTCACAGGGGACAACATGACGCACCTTGCTATGCATGACGGCCCGCTCTGCGGAGAGATTAACCACGGCGATGACCAGACCATGCGCCCGGAGCGTGTTACCTGTTCGCGGTGTGACCTGATCGAGCGCCAGACGGGACGGTGGAGCCAGTACCGCGAATCCCTACAGCCTCCGGCGTTCCGCAAGTGCCCTGAATAACAGACCGCTCCGCTTTCCAGCCCGCTCCGGCGGGCTTTTTTATTGCCTTGCACCTGTCAAAGAGCCGTTTTCCGCCATGCTGGACTATGCACAAGCCTTAGATCGTTGCTGTACGGGCTTCTAATGCGTTCCATTCCCGCCGTCTGGCTTGATTTCTGTATATTCTACGTCCTGAATACCTTCGGGGGCCTGAACCTCGCCGCTTCTGGCAGTCCTCAAATAGCGTGTATGAGCCTCCGCCAAGGTATTTCCGATGTCATGCGTCACATTAATGTCCAGCTTGTCGGATAACATGCCCAAGAAGCGCATAAGCTGTTCACGGGCGCGCTGCTTGTCGTAGAACTGCACTTCAATACTGCCGTCCTTAGCCTGTTTCATACTCTTGATCGTGCGCCGGATATGCAGCGGGATCGATTCAAGGCTTTTTATTTTCAGCGCATCGCCTTGCCATTCCAACACCGTCGCCGGATCAAGCTCTAATTCGTGTTGTATACCTTCCAGGATTTCAGTCTTGTTTATCTGCAAGCTATTTGCTGTATGGTCAAACAGTTCTGCAAGCCTTGTTCTTATACTTTCATCTTCTAACAATCGGATAGCAGAAGTACATGCGCTTTCATCGGTAATGGAATCGCCTTTAATTGCTTTTCTTGCTTGAAGATAAGAACTGGTTTTATTAAGAGTCTTAGAATATATTAAACAGAAGGCTTCATAGAACGGATTATTTAAAGGCGTACCAATAACTTTATTATTCTCTTTAACAACATTAATATTCTTATTCTCTTTAGTAATATTAATATTATTATCTTTATTAAGAGTATTAATATTCTTATTCTTTTCTTTAATATCCTCTTTATTATTTAAAAGACCATTGTCTTTATTAATGGTATTTCTTGTAAGTTTATTAATCATAATAAAGTCTTTCTTTATTAAAGACAAAGAACAAAGGCTTATAATATTCTAAGAGTAGGTATATATATAAAGGCTTTTAAAGGCTTTAAAGACTTAAAGGCTTTTAAAAACCTTATATATCTTAGGGTATATATAATATATAAAGCTTTAAATGCTTTATATTGGCTTGGGCGTGGTGCGTTTTTTAAAACAGGATTGCGGCTCCTGGCGTAACTTTTGTTTTTATTATTATTCTGTATCCACTTTAATATAAAAAATGCGATTAAAAAAGTCAAGTAAAAGGGCAATAAAAATGCATTTTATAAATCTTAACTTGTTTTGTTATTATTATAATCTTGTGTGATAGTTGGCGCTTTAACCGCATAGAAAGCCTTCCCTTGGCCCTTGCGCTTGAAAATTTCTTGAAAAAGCCCTTGACAAACCCTTGTATTATGATTATGATATAAGTGTAGCAAACAATTCAAATCCTTTTCAAACCTTGTCACGGAGCGGAAATGCTTATTTTCAACGACCGGGCATATTGCCAGAACGATAAGGAATTTACCGAATCGCTTTTTCATCCGATCAACGGAAGGACTGCAAACGGCTTTTACGAGCGCACAGGGGGAGGAATACGACTATTTAATTTACAGCACGAGCTTTTTGCTTTTATCAAAAGCCCTAATAAGCAGACCGAGGCCTTTGTTGTTTCGGCGTATAACTATGCCGGGCAAGTAAGGTACATGCACGCGCTAACAAGCACCGCAGAAAAATATCTTGGCTTTGACCCGTTGACATATAGCGAAATGTATGGCGCTTGCGCGGCTGTTTTTCAGTCCTAACCTTTTCAGGGGGAAAAGATGACCAGACAATTTTTTGCAGTCAAGCAAGAGGTAAAAACCGGCCTGATCCTGGAAGTTGTCAAGCTGGCAGCGGAAAACAAGTCTGACGCCTATGACGAAATTAACAACATGGATGCCGGTTTGCGGGAAACTAACCCGGATTTAACTTTCCGTGAAGTATCTTTTATCTGCGGCTGGTAACTCAGGGGGATTGAATGGCCAGACCAAAAAGCAACAAAGTTAGGATGGTTCAAACAAGCGTTTTGCCTGACACGGTTAAGCGCCTGGAGCTGGAGCGGGAGCGGACAGGGGAGTCAATCGGGATGATAATTGACCGCCTTGTAAAAAAATCTCTCCCAAACTCTTGACAAGTTTTGTTGTTATTATTATAATGATACACGAGTCGCAACCTCCTAACCCTGTCACGAGGGTTTCAAATGCAGCACAGACCAAGCTTTACTATTTCTGAGACTGTCCACTTTATAGTTTTTCTCATTGTCCTGTTCGGGCTTTTGCTCGAATTGGCGTATCTTTTCGCGTGAGGGAAACCATGAACAAGAAAGAAAGGATGTACAAGGCAATCGAGGCGCACGGCGAGAATTTAAAGCGCGTTTTCGGCTTACCGCCGGAAACAGACCCGTTTGACCTGTGCCGCAAGCTGCGGCGGCTGGAAGCAAAAGCCGAGCGTGTTATGCTGGCATACTGCAACGCCAATCCGGCCCCTTATCCTGATCTTGAAGGTACAGACGGTCGGATTGATGGTGATAAACTCGACACCTGGACGGATGCCTTGCGCGACAAGGTGGCGGCGATTATCGGCAAGCAACGCGCCGGGGATATAAAAATCAACCGTGACCCTCGCGGGTATGCGCTCAAGCTGCATACGGGACCGAGTGAAAAACTGACCGGGATTTATAAGGATTGGGGCGGATATGTTATCCTTGCCCCGGACTTTTCAGAAGGAAACTAACTCCATCCTGACGAGGCATAGGCCGAAACGGGCGCAAGCCCGTCGATGGATAAACCAAACCTAACTCTCAGGAGGCATCAAATGAAGCTGGTGATTGAGATTGACATGAAGGGCGAGGCGTTTGATCCTTACGCCGGAACCGAGGTTGCGCGGATACTTGAAAGATCAGCGAAAGAATACCGCAGTTTAGAAAATGTAGATTTTGAAAATGTTTTAAAGGGCGTACCGCTTTTCTGTGACACCTTGCGCGACATCAACGGTAACGTCTGCGGCTCTGCCCGCGTGGAGGGGTGAAAGATGAAGCCAGACAAGCAAAAAGAACTCCGCGAAATGGTCAACGACAATGACAAATTCACGGGCTGGATAGCTGGCCTTGAAGTGGCAACAATTTTAGCCGTTCCAGGCGTTATGGAACTCTGCCTTGAAGAACTGAATAACGACTGGATAGCACACTGTGAGGAAATTTTCGGCGAAGAATACAACGGCTAACCCTTAACCCGGCTACATGCCGAGGATGCACATGAACAAAAACAGAGACCCGCCGCCAACACAAGGCGAGAGCAGGGCGCAAGCCCTGTAAACCACAAGCCCGGTCTCAAGTCCGGACAAAACACAGGGGGAGCAAATGGAAACAGAAAGATGCAAGTATCCTGATGTTGACGTACAACTTTCAAGAGAAGACGGAAATGTTTTTTCTATCATCGGACGGGTTTCCGAAGCCCTGCGCCGAGCAGAAGTGCCGCCGGAAGAAATCAAGGAGTTTCAAAACGAGACGATGAGCGGCGATTACGACCACGCAATTCAAACCTGCATGAAATGGGTAAACGTGGCATGATTCAACGGCAACGCCAGACAAAGGGAAGCCCGGTCAAAAGCCGGGCTTTTTTGTGTTATAAGTCCCGGAATGCAAAACGCGGCGCGTCAAAATAAGTCTCAATATCTCCGGTCGCTCCGCCCCGGTTTTTCTCGACGATAATAATCGCAAGCCCTTCGGTTGAGCGCCCGTCAATCTCTTGTGTCCCGGCTGTCCAGGGGCGATAGACAAACCATATTTCATCCGCATCCTGTTCGATGTTGCCTGATTCCCGCAGGTCTGCCATACAGGGCCGCTTGTCGGCCCTTTCCTCTGTCTTACGGCTCAACTGAGAGATTGCCATAACGGGAATATCAAGCTCCTTTGACAGCCTTTTCAAGTCTCGGCTTATCTCTGCAACTTCCTCGTTCCGCGTCCTGCCCCGCGTATGGATCAACTGCATGTAGTCGATTACCAACAAGCCAATATTGGCCTGACGTTTCCACTTACGGGCGATTGCCCGTATTTCCAACAGCGTGTGTGTCGGTGCATCGTCAATGTAAATCTCATCACTGTACAATCTGTTGAGAGCTATGTTGACTTTCGGCCAGTCAATGCTTGCTATCCTCTCAGACTCACGGAAATCGTAAACCGTGTAACCCGTTTCCTGACACATGAGGCGCTCGATCAATTCATCTCGCGACATCTCCAGGCTGATTATCAGGCTGGATACAGGCGGGGATTGTTCCGCCAGATTCTTACAGATGGTGAGGGCAAGGGCTGATTTTCCCATGCCCGGACGGGCAGCGACAACGATTAATTTTTTCTTTCTCATGCCGCCAGTGGTGCGGTCAAGTGACCTTAGTCCTGTCAGTATGCCGGGTAGCTTGCCAGTCTTTCCGCGTTCCTCAAGCTCAGATTCAAATTGCTGCAATCCGTCTTTTACCGGCGCGGTTGTCGGCTGTAAACTACTATCCCGGATAGCAACAAGTTGGGTTTCCACTTTGTCGAGTAATTCACCCGCGTCAACCAATGGCTGTGCTATCTGGTTCTCTATCTCTCCGCTTATTTCTTTCAGGCGCTTTAACTGCCAGTGTTCCCGCACCCGCGTACAGTAATGCCCGATATTCTGCCATGCCGCAACTTGACGGGCAACCTCGAAAACAAACGGCGCTCCTATGTCCTGCAACCGGTTTTTCTTTCTCAGTTCGTCTGTTAGGACGGGAATATCAACCTCAATCCCGCGCTCATATAGGGACACAATCACGCTGTACAGAGTGCGGAGCTTTTCGTTTGACAGATATTCGGGCCTGCATTGCTGAATAGCTTCGGTTATGGCATCCGCGTTCATAAGCATACAGGACACAACAGCGGCTTCGTTCTGTTCATGTGTCATTTCTTTTCCTCGTATTTCCAGCCACAACGCGGGCAGGCGGAACGTTCATTCAGGTTCCAGACAGTCCCGCACGGCGGATATTTGTCGGGGTTGGCGCAGCGGACAGAATGGGACACATTCACGGGAGTACCAGAGTCGGTTGGATTGTTCCAACATTCGCCATTAAGCCAAGTGGCCCCGTTTTTCCATGCCGGGCGGAACTCACCGCTTGCTAATTCTCTCCATGCGATTTGATTTTTGACGGCTTGAATAAGCTGGTCGGCTTTGGTGCTGTCGGGTTTGATTTTATTCCAGGCTTTTTGAGCGGCTTTCTTGTCGGCTTTCTTCGGATAGACTTTCCACCACGTTTCAAAAAAATCTACGTTCACTGGCTCATAAGTGAACAGTGTTTTTTGTATTTGTTCTTCTGTTCTTATGTTATTGTATGTGGCCCTTTGTTGGCCCTTTGTTGGCCCTTTGTTGGACAATTCATTTTCGTTGAATTGATAAGATTGCCAGTTGACAACGGTTACAACGGAAAATTTGTTGGACGTTTTTATGACCAAGTTTTGGCGCAATTCCAGCGTTGAGAAATAGTATCGAACTTGCCTTTCGGTCATGTTTAATTCTTTGGCAATCTGTTTTCTTCCGCAGACAAATTGCCCCGGCTCCAAATCTATACACTGTAGGCCAATGTTTGCGGTAAATGGGGCATGGGATGCCCTGAGCAGGCAATAGCACCAGAAAGTCCACAGATGTGGATTCCTGAGCCAGCCATTGTCAAGGCACTGGCGATGCAGGCGTATGTATCCGCCGGGGATTTTAACCATACCTGGATGCGACTCCTGGTTTCATGGCAGAGATGCCTAAGATATATGCGTAAAAAAATTCAGTTTGTCAAGCAAACGGGACAAAAATTTATGTTCAAACGCTTGACAAAACTTTTTTTGATATTATATTTAACTTAGAAACGGAGTCGCAAACCCGTCAGTGCCACAATTTCAGCTTTAAAACTTATCCTTTCGCATGGAGTCGCACCATGTGCAGATACCTTTCCGGTATTGCCTTCCGTGATGGCGATGTTTTTACCCACGATGCCACAGACAGCCACGAAATGCTTTTGCTTGCCCTCGATCTGGACGATTCCGGCGATGCGGAGAAAAATAACTGGTGCCGTGTGGAATATACCACGGACGACACCAAAGACTTGGTTGATATTACCAAATACGCACTCCGCATTGACCAAGAAGAACCCGACTGGCTTACGGATGAGATAAAGTCCCAATGGGAGCGCAAACTACACACAAGGGCGAAAGCGGCAATCATTACCAACGGGAAAAAGAAAATCCTGTTAGGTGGGAAGTGGGTAGTGGCAAAGGGTGTTGAAATTGAAAGGTTGTATGGCGGGAAAATAGAAGTGTTGGATGGCGGCTCGGTGAACGAGGTATGGGATGGCGGCTCGGTGAACGAGGTCAGGGCTGGCGGCTCGGTGAACAAGGTCAGGGATGGCGGCTCGGTGAACAAGGTATGGGATGGCGGCTCGGTGAACGAGGTATGGGATGGCGGCTCGGTGAACGAGGTATGGGATGGCGGCTCGGTGAACAAGGTATGGGATGGCGGCTCGGCGAACGAGGTATGGGATGGCGGCTCGGTGAACGAGGTATGGGATGGCGGCTCGGTGAACAGGGTATGGGATGGCGGCTCGGTGAACAAGGTATGGGATGGCGGAACAATAGTACACGATTACCGCAAGAAGGAGTAACCTATGCCGCCGCTCACTGCACGCATTGGTACGCTTATCTCCGATGGTATCGAGACTGGCCGGATAACCGGTATGACTGCCCTATGTGGTCGCCCGGTGTGGTCAATCGAGATAGTCTATCCTTCTTTTGCTGCTGGTCACGCCTCTCTGATTTTCTGTAACGATCCCGAATTAAAAATAATCCCGGAGGAACCATGAAAATTATTTTCATTTTGTTCGGGACGCTACTTCTGTTTGTAATTTCATGGATAATCCAAGAATTAAGCAGGGAGATTGATTCATGACCTACCTGTCCTCTGTTTTGGATAACTTCACGGTGCGGCAGGGCGCGGACTTGGCAATAGTCCTGTGTGTTGCCACCTTGACCATCTGGATAATGTGTCGCGGGAGGAAAGTATGATCCAGGGCAAGCTGGACATACCGGTTGAAAAGGTGCTGGAAGAAGCGGGGATAACAGAAGTGAGATACCACCATTTTACAACATACCCCGACGAACGTAAGCGCGTCTTTCGGATAACAAATTGTACGCTGTTAAAGGGTGAATTTATTTGGGGTGGTGGGCATTGCCGCTGCTCTTTTAAAGAACCATTTTGCCGTCGCGTTGGCCGCACCATAGCCTTGCGTCGCGCCATCGCTCAACTCGACATCAAGCACCGCCGGAACGGAAATAAAAAGGAGTCATAGATGCTAACCCATTCACAGCAGCACCGGCTTGAGTCTTTGCAAGCCGTAGGATTCGCAAGGTGCAGACTGCCGCCGGAAGATTTGAAAGTCTCGGCCCGTGACTTGGTGGCTTCGGCGGTATACAGGCACGGAACGCAGTTTGTTGTGGTTGCTCCATCGGGCAGGAATCGCATAAGGAAAACAGTGTGGAGGTCGGCGTGAAAGATTTTTATGAAACACTAATAGCGATCTGTGAGGGCATTTGTTGTTGTGTTTTGGCTGGCATAATTTACCGGCATCCCGAATTTTTTCAACCAATGGTGTGTTTGTTGTTGTATGGCATCTATCGCAAACGCGGGTAACTATTCGCGCTTTCTCGTAAAATAGTCACCCACAATCTGCGCAATCTGTTCCAAAGAATGCTGTCTCAGAAGATAGTCAAGGGCTATTTCAACCAACAACGTTTTGGTCATGCGGGGCATCTCATTGGCAACCGTATGTAAAATTTGCGACAAATCGGATTCAATACGGAAACGTTCGATTTTTGGATTTTTTTTTATTGACACGAAGTTGGCCCTTATGTTAGTATCACATTGCGACCCCGCTGTAGACACAACATAAAACGTTACACCTTCCATTGTTACTTAACTTATATAATTTATTATCAAAAAGCAAGCGAAGTTGCCCCAGGAGTCGCACTGAGACGGGCGGGTGTTGTGAATATCGCATTTGCAGCATCCGTCCGCCGCTCGGTCCACAAACAGAACGGGAGAACGCAATGTCACGTAGCGTCAATCACGTAACCATCCTCGGTTTTTATCGGACGATCCCAAGAAAAACACGACACAGAACGGCAAGACCGTAGTGAACTTTACCGTTGCTACTTCCCGGCAATGGGGCGACAAGGAAGTTACCGAATGGAATCGCATAGTGGCATGGGAAAAGCTGGCGGAAATAATATCAAACTATTGCAAAAAAGGCACTCAGGTGTATCTTGAGGGGACGCTTCAGACCCGGCATTGGGAAGCTGACGGTGGGAAGCGGTACATCACGGAAATACTGGCTTCTGAGCTTGTTATTCTTTTCGGCGGCAAGGGCCAGAAGGAAAAGCAGCAGCAGGAAGAAAAACCCCATGCCGGGGCCGATCCAGACATGCCGTTTTAGAAGGGGAGGGGCATCATGCAAACCTATGGTCAACGCAGCATCAAGTACCTTGAGGACAGGGAGGTCCGCAAGTTGATATCCAAGTCAGCCAATCCGCTTCTGCTGGAATTTGTCTACTATCTCGGACTGAGGCGCGGGGAAGTCAGCCTGATACGGCGTTCGGACGTTACGGAACACGGTGTTGTAGTGACCGTCCTCAAGTCCGGGCGCAAGGGCGGGGAGCGGGAACGCTACCTGATGCCGCTTGAGGGCGACTTGCGACGGCGCATCCTGGAACTCAAGTTGTCCCACCAGCACGAGTATCTTTTCCCTGGTTACAAAGGCAAAGGCTTGACCGGCGATGCCATTGAAAACATCTGGCGCAAGGTCTGTCCCGATCACGGCCCGCACGTTCTCAGACACAGCCGGGCGATGGCTATGAGTCAGGCCGGGTACTCGCTGGAAGAATGTCAGGCATGGCTCAGGCACACAAGCATCAACTCGACACAGGTGTATTACCACATTACTGCCTCACGCCTCAAGGATATAGCTAAGGCGATGGCGAAATAAAAACGGCATAGGGACCGCTGGTCTGGCGACCAGCACGGGCGTACCAGGAGTCGCAATCCATGATTTGCCCGCTGTCCCTATGCCTCGGTCAAACAGTTACGCAGGTGTCACGCCCTGGCAACGTGTTTTGACCCCTTATTTTTTCAGCCTGTTTTCTTGACTTTTTGTTTTAATAATATATATTTAATTAGGAGTCGCAAACACCTTGTCCAAACCCGACATATTCTGTATTCGCTTAACTGACCTCGCCCATTCTTTTGGTTGGGGCGGTCGGATTATCTGGCGCGATCACCAGCTTATCCATGTGGCGGACAACATGGACATAACAATACTCGGAGCTACAATTTCGGAAACTGAGATCATCCTTGAAAAAGGCCCGTCACGCCGAAAGGTAAAATCCCATGTCTAATGAAGCTGCCGTTGCCGCCGAAATCCGATCCCATTTTTACAAACGATGGGAAGAATTAAAGTCCGGATTTTTAAAAAATCCGAACGCACACAACGATTTATTCAAAGTCGGTTTCAGCTTTCAGGACGCCAAGAACGCGCTTGATAATCTCGAAACAATTCTTTACCGCAATTTCGCCCTGATACCCGATTCTACCCTTGTGTCCATGTTGAAAAAATTGCCAGAAGGCCAGTATTGCGAAATGTCAAAAAGATTTTTAGGTGGCCTTTTGACTCATCAAATGGCGAATGAAATTCTTGAAACAACACCAACGCTTTAGCAACACCCGATTCACAAAAACCCAGGAGTCGCATCCTATGCATACCTACCTGTTCGGGTCTATCAGCGCATTTCTATTCGGGATGTTTTGCCTGTTTCTACACGATTGCTTCAAGTCCGGGTACTGGCGTGACCTCAATTTCGGGCTTGGCCTACTGGCGCTGTCCATTGTAAGCGCATACGGCGCGTGGAGGCTGCACCAGAACGCAGTCTACATCACTGAGCTTGAAAGCATAGCAGAGCATCTTCTTGATGCGACTCACATTTAATCGGCATATAATTCTAATTTACGGCTTTCGTTTTGTCAAGTTTTATCAACAAAAACTTTTGTAGGGATTATCATGCCACCGGAACCACCTGACCCGCCGGAAACAAAAGACAAGTGCGTTTTTTGTCACTATCCCGATATGTGCTTTGAGGAAGACGAAATCAGGTGTTCGTACTGCGGCAAGTTGATCTGCCTTGACTGTTCTGACAAGGCTATACGGGACGGAAAATATCTCTACTGTTCTCAAGCGTGCAAGGAGGCGGAATGAAAGAACCAATAAACATTTCAATCGGGCCTTGTTGCCCGACTCTTATATCGCAGCTTCACGGCATAATTCCGGTCCTTACCCTGCAATCTCTTGATTGCGATTGCAATGCTCTTATCCGTTGCTATGTCCGTGGATTCATCACGGATAGCAATTTTGAGCGTGGCAAAAAACGACTCATGCAGCATATCGAACAGGCTATCAAAGCGCGCAAGGAGGCGGAGTGAAAAAATACATAAAAGATGCCCTGGCGGCGTTGGGATATACCCAAATCAACGACTGTCTAATCCTCAACGATGAAATGGCAGTTAGCAAGCCGCACGGCAAGTGGATTCCCCGTCCAACAGAAGATGCGATTATCGGCATGTTGCTGAAGGAATACAAAAAGGTGTCCGGGTATGAATGGTATCACGTTTTTGCCGAACTATTCAACAGGACAGAACTCCACGACACGATAGGGGGAGTGATAAAGGTACTCACGCAGATGATCCTCGAAGAAACACGGGAGGCAAGATGAGTGAAATCAAAGATGGAGGACCGGCGTTCCCGTGCCAACAGGCAATGAATCCAGATGGCAAATGGAACGATACGTTTGAACCCGGCATGTCTCTCCGCCAGTACGCGGCAATCCACCTGTGCGTACCGGATTCCGGCCTTGACTGGCTGGATGAGATGATCGAGAAGGCAAGGAAAGACCGGTTGCTTGGGTGTGTTTTGCAAGGTGAGTTGGCCTGTCAGAACACACAGCCAGAAGGGTTTGGACGGTGGTCGGGAAATGGTTCAGAAAAATTACTCGCCAAGGATTGCCATCGATTTGTTGATGCCGTTATGGAGAGGGAGAAAGCAGATGCTTAACATCGGCGGGCGTTGGGTGCGTACAGCAGACGAGATCGAGCAGGAGCAGGAGGAAAATCCGTACCCGTCGATTGAAGTGGCAAGAGCAGCAGTAAAAATTGGTTTAAGGCCTCGCCCGGATACTGGATGGATACGAGTGGATAGAGAGTTTATCCCGGTGAAATTCATCCATAAGGGAAAGCGCGTACTGATTGAAGCACTTGCATGAGTTGCCTCAACGGAAATTGTGATGAATGCCGCCGCACGACATGGGCAGAAAGAACATGGGAATGCTTAGGTTGCTATAATCTTTATTGCGAACGGTGCGTGCAAGGGCTTGATCCGAAGGCATGTCCGGCGTGCGGCGGTGTTCTGAAAAAACAGACATTGAAATATGCACATTTGAACCAGTGATTTACAAAGGATCAGCAAATTAGATGGATGAAAGGATGGAGATAGGCAATGGGCAGAGAGGATGAACTTGTGGGCCGAATAGAAGAGCTTGAAGAAGAACTGGCAGAGACTCAGGGTATTATCTCGGAATTGCAGGATGCGATTAACGAGATAGAAAGTGCCGTTGGCGGTATAACCCGAAAGGCAAGGAACTACTGATGCTTACGCCAGAGCAACGCGAACTCAGAAAGAAGCACCTTGGCGCTTCAGACATCCCGGCCCTGTTCGGCCTTGACCCGTTCAAAATGGGCGCGGATGTCTGGCTGTCCAAGACGGCGAATGTTGCCGAGCCGGAAGTGCAGTCCGAGGCCTTAGACATGGGAAACGCCTTTGAAGCCCCGCTGTTGGAGTGGGCGGCGAAAGAGTTGGGAGTACAAATATCTGTCGAACCGTTCAGGCTTTTTTCCGTGTGCGAACAACATCCGATTTTTTCTGCTACACTGGATGCCGCAATAGGCACAATGAAGGAAAATATACAAGAGGCTATCGAGGCAAAGACAACCTCGCGTTCTGAAGAATGGGGCGAACCGGGGACAGACGCCGTTCCAGACCGGGTAACGTCCAGGTACACGCACAGATGCTTTGCCACAACCTAAAGCGCGTCCATGTGGTTGTCCTGATGGGCAAGAACGGCCTCAAGCGCGAACTGTACAAGGTGGAACGCAACGAGGCAATTATCCAAGCCATCATCCAGAAGGGTGAAGATTTTTGGAACAAGTATGTCGTTTCCAAGACGCCGCCGCCGGAAGATGCTTTCGGGCTTGGAAGCCTTGACATCATCCGCCGTGTCCAGCGCGTGCCGCAGACTTGGGCCGAAGTACCGGATGAACTGATAGACGCATGGGACAACGCCCGTGTCGCCCGGCTTGCCGCCGAGAAAGTAGAGAAGGAAGCCCTGTCCCGTATTCTGACCCCGCTTGGCGATGCGGAAGGCGTGCAACTCCGAGACGGTAGGGTGCTGACTTACTACTCTACCGTTAAGAGCATCCTTGACCAGAAAAAACTCAAGGCCGAGTGCCCTGAAATCTATGAGTCCATGCTGAAAGAATCCATCAGCCGTACACCACGGATACAGAAAGGAACGGCGGAATGACCACAACGGCAGTAGCAACACAGCAACCGAGAACCCTCAAGGCCTTCATTGAGGAACGTAAACCGGAAATCGTACAGATGTTGCCTAAGCACGTCAATGTTGAACGGTTTCTCAAGTCGGCGCTTCTGGCTGTGGCAAGAGATAATAAGCTTCAGGAATGTACGCCGCTATCCTTGTTTACGGCAGTGGTAAATGCAGCGGAACTCGGTCTGGATTTTACACCAGCAAAGGGACAAGCCTATCTCGTGAAGTACGGCGACAAGGCGCAATTTATGCCGGGTTATCGAGGATTTATCGACCTTGCCAAACGTACCGGGGATGTGGCGCGTATCGAAGCGCACCTTGTCTACGAAAATGACAAGTTTGATCTGTCATACGGCACAGATTCCAAGTTGGTGCATGTGCCCGAACTCCGCAAGGAACGGGGTGCGCTTATCGGTGCATACGCCGTGGCGAACTTCAAGGATGGAGAAAACCAGTTTGAGTACATGAGCAAGGAACAGATAGACAGCATCCGCAAGCGCAGCAAGGCAGCACAATCCGGGCCGTGGGTAACAGACTACGAGGAAATGGCCCGCAAGACAGTCGTGCGACGCCTGTTCAAGTACCTACCAAGCAGTTCTGACTTACTGGATAAGGCCATCGAAGCCGACAACAAGGCCATCGGCATGGCTGAGTTTTCTATCGAACCCCTTGAGGACGGGGAGAAAACATCGAATCTGGCTGACAGGCTGACCGCCGCACCAACACAGGAACTACCGGCTGAAGAAGTTCAGGCAACGGTAGTGGAAGCCCCGGTTCAGGAGCAGACGCGACGCGGTCGCCCACCCAAGTCCAAAGAGGACTATGTTCTCCTGCTTCAAGATGAGATGCGCGTCCGGGATTCTGCCCTGCTGACACAGGCCCGGAAAGCCCTTGAGATATGCAAGCTGGACATCAGGGACTTCACGCAGGAAGAAGCTCAGAAGGCACTACTCTGGCTTGAACAGCACGCAGAGAAGGGGGAATAGATGGAAATTCTGTGGCTGATTTTGAAAATAACAGGGCTGGTAGTTGTCGCCGGAACCTTTGCGCTTCTTGGTGTGTGGCTGTGGAAGAAAGCCGAATCCGGATACATCTTCTGGTGCAACAACATGCTTCCGTTCCTGTCAATCGTCGCGTGGATACTCTGCGTGGTCAGTATGGTTGCTATCCCGGCAGTGTTTTATATCACAATCGGCAAGGCAGTTATAGGCGCTTTGCAGTAATCCGGGGGAGTAGAATGGATTATAAAGATCACCCATGTCTACGCTGTATGTCGGAAATGGAGTATCGACGCGGCGTTTGGGTCTGTCCTATATGCGGGAAAATGTTGAAAGGGGAATGAGTCTGATCTTTAACATGGCGGGTATGAGGGCAAGCGACATAGAGACTCGGTTAGCAACCGATAGACTTGTCCACCCGCCAGCAGAATTTTAAAGGAGATACGCATGGGAAAGTCGAAAGAAGAACTGCGCTCAGACGTAAGATTTTTGGAATGGCATAACGAATCGCGGGAAGTAGATGAGGACCGGCTCTATGATATGAGTCGGGACGAGTTAGAGGACTACAAAGACGATTTGCTGATGGGGCGAAGATAGCCCCGCTAACCGATTTTTAATCTTTGGGTGGGAAATAAATGATAATTCGGTTTGAACATGCTGGAAAAGTATACAGTTACGCCGCACCGGATGAATACCTTGAAGAGTTTGTGGATTTGTTCGCGAACGACGTAGAACCTTGTGACGATATCTCGTGCAAATTACTGGATAAATTGAAGTACGGGGAGGAAAATCGCGATGAGCAAGATTAATCCGTGGACGCCGCAGCGTGTGGTAGGGGCTTTTATCATACTTCTGATGGTAGGAGGCTTCGTTTTCGCAAGTTTTCAACTCGCAAGTGAATATTTCTACCCCGATTCGGCGTCAGCCGCAAAAAAAACATGGGAGGAAGAACTCGATCTCGCCTCTGATCGGGCCGCTCGCAAGGCAGATGAAGAGATACTCGGGGCGCAGCCGGAATACTATCTTCGCGTTGATTCACTGTGGAAATTGATCGGCAAAGATAAGGACATCTCGCGGACACAGTGGGAGTTTGTTGGCCTTGTTGTAAAGACCGATTCCTGCATACATAGGATCAGCATTAAACATAGTGCCATTATCGAAACTTGGCAATAATCAGACATGGTGGGCGGCGGTTTGTCGAGGCCGAACAGTAGAACATGACTTCTGCCAAGCCGGGAGCCACCCGGCCCCGCCAGCAGAATTAAAGAGGGGGTAGAGGGGATGGTAAAAAAGAGCAAGCAACTTTGTTGTGGCTGCCATGACGACTTTTATAACAGTGGCAACAGCACAACGGGTGAATGCTGGTCGTATGAAAATGCGAATGTATGTAAGCGTAAGTTTATC